ATGCGGACTAAGACGCTCATCCCGCAATATAAACTCTGCGTGTCATTGCTTATTCAAGGAGAATACAATGGCAAAATTTTACTCAACAAAAACTTACGGTAACGACAGAGGCTTATCCTGCTGTTTTAGACAATGGCGTGCCACACACAGCCATTGTTCAACAATACATGGTTATTCAATTGGTATCAAATTAATTTTTGAATGCGATACACTGGATGACAAAAACTGGTGCATGGACTTTGGCGGACTCAAAGAATTCAAAGTATGGGCAGATCATATGTTTGACCATACTTTGGTAGTTGCTGAAGACGATCCTATGCTGGAATTTTTCAAACACATGAATGAAATGGTAGACATTGACAGTAAAGATCATCTGAGCAAACTACCACACGAACGTGGTGCCCTATGCGATCTGCGTATTGTGCCAGGTGTAGGATGTGAAATGTTTGCCAAGATGGCCTATGACAAGATGGCAGAGCTATTGGCATCTGGCGATATGCGTTATCCAATCAATCCAACAGCGAGAATCAAATCAGTTGAAGTATTTGAACACGGTGCTAATTCGGCTACATACGAAGGTTAAGCATTACTGGAGACTTTGGGCAAAAGCTCTAGGTGAAAAATCAGGCAGTTCGGACGTGGAAGCGGACCGAATTGCTTGCATTCGTACTGTAATTGTGTTAATATATGTTATCACAAACTTTTTTATAATCGCAGGCGTCATAAGGCATTGGTAATGGGCAAAATAGGCTTCGCATGTAAATGGATCGATCATGCCGATCAAGTAAATGGCATCAAGAAAGATGACGATGCCAAACAATACAACACTGGTACAACTACCATAAGTTGGTTAAATAGACAGTCAAAAGATGTAGCAGAGCAAAGGCTCTGGGACTTAATGGTCCAAAACATTTTGGCTACACAAAAACTAGTAGACCGTGTAGGAGAACTCAATGAAAATCTTAGGATGGTTCGCATTAGTAGCGACATTCTTCCTGCTTATACCCAGCCTGATTGGAGTTATTTTTGGCGCAGGCCTGACGTTGTTAGCTATCTCGAGCGCAATTTTATCCTTGTTGGCAATAGTGCTCGTGCAAGCGGTACCCGTCTTTCTATGCATCCTGGCCAGTTTGTTGTTCTTGCTAGTATTAACGAAGGCATTGTTGGGCGAAGCATAGAAGAATTTGAATATCATGCTGACATGGCTCGTTACATGGGCTACGGCAAGACATTCCAGGACTTTAAAATTAATGTACATATCAGTGGTAAACAAGGTCCTGATGGTATTCGTGAGTCTTATAAGAAACTAAGCAACGAAGCACGTAATTGTATTACTATTGAAAACGAAGAAAACTCATGGGGGTTAGATGATTGCCTCACTATTAGCGATATCGTTCCTATTGTGCTCGACATACACCATCATTGGATTCGCGAAGGGGAGTATCTCCTTTCGACAGACGATCGTGTTAAGCGTGTTGTGGATAGTTGGCGTGGTGTGCGCCCTACTATGCATTATTCAGTTAGTCGTGAAGATTACCTCGTGGAGCATGACAAACTTATCGCACCTGTTCACAGCCAACTACTTCTAGATGGCTATAAGAAACAAAAGCTGAGGGCACACAGCGACTTTTATTGGAATCAAAAAACAAACGAATGGGCAATAACTTTTCTAAACCAGTTCGACATAATGTGCGAAAGCAAGGGCAAAAACCTAGCCAGCATGGAACTGTACAATCAAGCCAAAAGCTATCTCGAGAACAACTAATACATCGGTTGGAAACTCTTAGGGAAGAGCTAGAAGAAAATCCTAATTTGAATGAACAGCGTCGAGCTCGTATTCAAGAGGACATGGCTCGTTACTCTGAGCAATTAAAACGGTTTGAATAAAAGGGCACAAGGCCCTTTTATTATTTTGCCGCTTTTGGAGTACGTGGCTTTTTAACCGCCGGTGATTTCTTAGCCGCTGGTTTTTTGGCTGGAGCAATAGATTCAACAACTGCTTGAGTAGCTTGTTCAGCTACCGGTGTAGGCGCAACTGCTTCTACCTTGTAAGGTACTTCTGCAACTGTTTCTACCGGTTTGCTACCAAATAGGTTTTTAATAAAATTAATCATGAATGATCTCCTTGTAGATTATTTATAATTAAATATACTACTATATTATATTATGACAAAAAATACCATTCCCTTAGTCGTTGTTAGTTGTTTGCGAGATATGCCAATGCTTGCATTGCAAGCTCATAGTATGCATCTGTACTATCAAGATTGGCTTCCAGAAGATCAAAGATTTGCTGATATTTTTATCATCGTGAATGAAGATACCGAAACTGATCAAAAAGAATGGCTAAAACAGTATCAAGGTATTGTGCAGGAATGGCACAGATGTTTTAATATAAAAATACTGTATAAGCACGAATTCCAAGCAAGTTGGCATTCATGGATACCTAGCAATAAAAATCCATGGGCTGTGGGCTGGGAAACCCAACAAATTTTAAAATTTGCCATTGCTGATTTTATTGATGCTCCTGGTTACTTAGTATTGGATAGCCAAAACTTTTTAGTCAGTTCTTGGTCAACCGATGTTTATCTATCTAAAGACGGACGCTTACCTTATAGGCCGGCTGAATTTAATATGCCTATATCAATTTGGAAAGAGTATTGTAATGAGTTAAACTTGTCTGTAGAGCCTAATGATAAAACTTTGAATATTTGTACTCCTATATTTTTTAATACAGAGCTTGTTAAGTCCTTACTACACACTAAATCTAGTTTATATGAGTTTGCTGAATGGTTTAAATCAGCATCAAAAATAAAAAGTGAATTTACTCTTTATCATCTATGGGCTGAAAAAACTGGAGGCCTTTTAAAATACCATTACGAAGCACCAAGTTGGGGTGGGTATATGCTAAGAGATAATCCAAACTTTGAAGCAGAATTCGATATGTTTATGAGTAAGATTAGACATTTACCAAGGCAAGCATGGGTATCTATAAATCATAGAGCTTGGGGTGATATGACTGATAACCAATATGAAATCCTAAAAACTAAACTTGACTCTATGTTTATGTATGGTGGACACTTTGACGATTACCGCAAAAATTATGTACACATTGTTTTCTAAATAAATATAGATATGTACAATTTTATTAGATATGTCAGCTTGAACGAGGGTAAAACACCCAAGACATTGGTTCACACCAAGTTACCCTATGCTAGGGATGATTTAGAACCTAGCATGAGTGAAAATACCATAGACTATCACTATGCCGAGCTGTATGGCGGGTATGTAAAACGCTTTAACAAAGGTGAAGGTGATGCTGACTTTAATGAAGCGGGTGCATTTTTACACAACATTTGGTTCACACAGTTTCAAAAACCCACAACCTCAAACGAACCTGATGGGTCAGCTGGCGAATTTATAAACAAACACTTTAAAACTTTTGACAAGTTTAAGGATGCATTTGCCAAAGAAGCCATGGCTATACAAGGCAGTGGTTGGGCATACCTAGCACGTAACGGCACAATTAAAACTATCAAAAATCACGAAATCAAACAGGATATTGTGTTGCTAGTAGACTGGTGGGAACATGCATGGGCATTGGATTATCAAGCAGATAAAAAAAGCTATCTGGCTAATCAATGGAAAATTATCAACTGGAATGTAATTAGTTCTCGAACCCAGCCAGTTTCTTTAACCTAGATAGCCAATCACTGTTATTATCGCCGCTGCCAGCGGCGATCTTGTCTAAGGTATCCCCTTTTTTCACAACGTAAGTAGATCCATTAGGTAGTTTAATTTTTTGCCCTGGATATATAACATTAATATCCTTAATCTCAGGATTCAATTGTTTTAGTTTCTGAGCGCCTGCACTACCTTTATAGCCTGAAAGATTACCGTTAACTTTCGGTAGTTGAGTAGGAGTTGGGGTAACTGCTGGTGGTTTAGGCGCTGGTGGTTTAGGCGCCGGTGTAATCGCTGATTTTACATTATCAATACCTTGACTTGCCGCGGCACTAACTTTATCAACGATGCCTTTAATTGTTGGTGTTGTGCCAACTGCAACAGCACCCGTTGGCCCTGGCACAATTTTTATAACCTCATCCTTTGGAGTCATCTTGTCAACTTCGTTGCGTAGGGCCGCAAGACCGCCGGGAGTGACTTTCATGCTCATCACATATGATTTTGCGGCTTGCTCTACAATTTTATAATCTCTACGATATTTGTAATATTCTTCTTTTGATCTAAAAAAACTATCTTTATCTGGACCAATGGCATTTCCGGTGGTGCCCATTGACACAGCATATATCATGAGATGTTCGTAGGAATCTCGGAACTCCCTAGTGTTATGCATTATGCGGGTGCTCACCATATTATCTCGAAGCGGTTGGGGTATCTTACTCATAATTTCAGGAGTTTCCCAAAGGATTCGAAACCCACGATGCCTGGCTTCATGTGCCAATGTGTCCAGGGCATCTGTTCTACGAGCATCAAAGGCTGGATCAAAATTCTTATGACTTACAGCAATGTCATAATCTTTTCTAATTGCCGTTCTTTCCTGTGCTCTTCCATCAAAGTCTGGCTTATTGGGATAGTCTCGAACATCAATATGGTTAGGATCCAGGTACATACCAGAAACTGGACCGAGTACATCAACTCCAGCGGCGTTTAGCACAACAATTCTTGCAGGACTTTGTAATCGTATATCTATTGGTCGGCTTCTTGGGCTAGGATCTCCCATCAGTCCCAAAAACACTATGGCATCTACACCTTGATATCCCCGTAGTTCTTCCTGGGCCATGGCCAGTGCAGTCATGCCTGCTCTGAATTTCTCCCAATCTATGTTAGCAGCTTGGCCATAATTTTCTTCGGATATGATTTCTTTAATTCTCATATAGTATTTATTTTAGAGTTGGTCTATTGTCTTAAGACTACTAACAGGCATATCCCAAACTTTTCTAGCTTCAACGCCTTTGCTCTGGGCAAATTTCTTAACGTCACAATCACCGCAACAATGATAGACATTGTTGTTTAATCGCTTAGGGTCCATGTTGCCCTTGTCACGCTTAAACACTCCCTGACAGCAATCACATCGAAATATCAATACCGTCTTTTTACGCATATAGGCGTGTGTTGTGCCGTATTTGCTGTTACGATAGTGCGGTGTATTAACAAATTCTGTTCCAATATACATAACTGTATTTACATTAAGATTATAAAATGGTATTGATAAATATCATATCGAGGGCAATCATGATCACTATATCCGAGTCAGCAAAAACAAAAATCAAGGACCTACTCTATGAAGAGGGTAATCCTAACCTAGCATTACGTACTTTTGTACAGGGAGGAGGTTGTAGCGGTTTTAGCTATGGCTTCACCTTTGATGAAGTAACAAACGAGGATGATTTTGAAGTTCCTCTAGATGAATTTAAGTTACTTGTAGATGCAATGAGTATGCAATATCTGCAGGGTGCAGAAATAGACTATAAAGAAGAACTTGCAGGCAGTTCTTTCACAATCACAAATCCCAACGCAAAATCAACATGCGGTTGCGGTTCTAGCTTCGGAGTTTAAAATAAATGTCAAAACAAATTATAGATATTGGTGTACAAGGTAATGACGGTACTGGCGACAGTATCCGTGAATCGTTCCGCAAAGTTAATGACAACTTCAACGAAATTTATGCAGTGTTTGGCATCGATGGTGCTATTAACTTTACAGATTTAAGTGATACACCAACAACATATAATGCCAACGATATTATCATGGGTAGCGTTGCAGGGGATAGACTAACAGCAAGAGAGTTAATAGGTGAAGGCGCAGTTACAATTAGAACTGACGATAATACTAAACTTATTTTTACTGTTGATCAAACTGGACTATCTGGAGATAATTCGCCTGCACTAGCAAACTACCTTAATGCTCAGGGATTGCAGATTGTTCGTTTAGCCGATCCTACTCAGCAGATTGCAGATAACTGGAACTTAGATAATCCTGGTTCTCAGACTACAGTTGGTCAACTTGCTATGACTCGTGCTTATGCCGATAACAATTACTTGCAAGTAAACAACGGCACAGTATCAAGTATTTTAAGATTACGAGACGAACCTACATTCCCTAATTACAGTGATGTAGACTACGATTCATCGCTGACCGGCAACTACTTGTCAACTGAAGCTGTACAGCGTAAGTTTGTAGTAAGTCGCAAAGGCGACACTATGTCTGGTAAATTGACATTAAGTGATCACCCAGCACCCTTACAAGGTTACGGAACACCGAATGGCGCAGGCGATTTACAAGCCGCTACTAAATTCTATGTGGATAACCAAGTGTTTTCCAGTGCAGTTAACCTGTTTGTGTCAACATCAACAGGTGACGATTTACAACAAAAAACTCCAGTAGGTAAAGAAGGCCGATTCTGGCAATATGCTTACAAGACCGTTGGAGCTGCCGCGCTGGCCGCTGAAAACTTAATCGAGCTTGCTAACCAAGAGCCTGGCCCTTACAGACAAAAATTAAGTTATACTGTTGGCCCGGACCAAACATTTAGTACAATTAACAATGTGACTTTAACTGACGGTAATATTGCAGTTGATGGATACCAAGATGCATTTGATTTACTACAATTAAACAGAGATTTTCTACAATCAGAAACAATTGCCTATATTAATAACAAGTATGTAAACATTTTTACATACGATCAAGCAAAGTATCAAGTTGATATAGAAAATATTTTAAAAGCAGTTGGTAATGACATTGTACTCGACACTACATTTAACAGTACTAGAGCTGGTGTGTTTTACTTTAACGGCACCGATGCCAATAACGAAATTCTAGGTACACAGTTAATACAAACTATTGAAGCTATTAAGTATGCTAAAAATGATATTCTTAGTTTTTCGTATGACAATGCCGCGACTAGTCTTTACATTGGACAAGTAATTGATGCTGTTTGCTTTGACTTAGTATTACAATCTAACTACCAAAGCATCCAAGCAGGTATCTATTTTAATGTAGCAGAAACTGATGTTAGTGCCGCACAGATGACACAAATTCTTATTGACCTTAAGAACAAGATTGTATTGTTAGGGCCAGTCGCTAGTCTTGGGGCAGCGGTAACATCTGTTGAAAATTGCATTAACAGTATTATCGTTATTATCAACGGTAACGATTTGCCGGAGCTACAATTTACAAGTCAACCAAGTACAACTATTGGACAAAATAGTGCTAGAGACTTACTACTTAACAACATTGACTTCTTACAAGCAGAAGCTGTTGCATTCTTAGGAGCAGAATATCCTAACTTAACATACAATCGAACTACTTGTAAACGTGACGTTCAATACATTGCATGGTCATTAATCTATGACATGATGTACGGCGGTAATAGTCAATCAGTGTATGCTGGTCTACGCTACTGGAACGGCACAGTACAGCAAATTGCCAACTACGAAGTTGCACCATTCATTTCAGTATTAACATATATAGACACGTTGATGGGTGACATTGTTCGAAGTGATAGTCCAGTAACTATCTATCAGCAAAGCGTAAAACAATATCGCAACGAAACATTTATTAACGGGTCAGTTGCAGAAGCATCCATTAGTCAAAACATTGGTTACTTACAAGATATTATTGCTGACTACACTACTGCACCGGTGATAGTACCGCCGTCATTTACTACTGCGGCAACTGGATTAAAAAATGCTAGAACTGCAATTTTAGCGCAAAAGAGTCTTTATCAAGACGAAGCAGTTGCGTATGTAACTAATAACTTCCCAGTTATTAACGACCCAGCAATTCTTACCAGCATCAGTGAAAAATTCCAAGTAGTTATTGACTTACTAACATTTGGTATTTCTTCAAGAGAAGTATCAATTATTGATGCTCCAAGTGGTACCAGTGACGGCTATGTAGATGCTAAAAATATTGCGTTACTTAATTTAGATTTTATTGCGGCAGAATCAGAGGCTTATCTGGTTGCAAATTATCCGTCATTTGTATCAGGTGGCAACTATAGTGCCAGCTTATTTAAGAACCAGATCAAAGACTGCGTTGAAGCAAGCGTGTACGATTTAATTTATAATGGCAATAGTGCTAGTCGTTATAAAGGCACAGATTTATTTACTACTGAGTATAACTATAGCGAAGTATTAGATGCTATAGCATTCGCTGGACAGTTATTAACTCTATATGTAATTCAAAATACTGCATTTATTCCGGTCCTTTCTTCAACACCGCAGATTATTGATGCTGTTTCATACCCAGATGCTGGAATTGCTAATACTAAATTAGGCCAAGGCTTTGGTATTATTTCAGTTATAGCAAATGGTGGTGAAGGCGCTACACTTGTAAATCCAGTATTAACCGGATACCCGTCATCATATGTAAGTGCTAGAAATATTATCAACTTAAATGCTCCAGCTGTTGCTATTAGAACAACTGACTTTTTAGATGTTACTTATACCGGTGGATTCAACTACGACGAAGCTCTCTGCTACAGAGATACTGGATTAATTATCGATGCAATGAGCATTGATATTATCACAGACGGAACATTCCAAAGTATTAATGCCGGTAAAAGCTATTACAGAAATGCCAGTGCTAGAGCAGTTGCTATTGGTTCACAATATACTGAAACATTAGATGCTATTAACTTTGTTAAAGGTGTTGCAGTACAAGTATTAAATCAAACAACTGCTAGTCGTTTCCAAACATTAGTGTTACAAACATTCAATAGCGGTAAAACTGCTAGTGCGGCAGCAATTGCAGACTTAGCAAATAACATGGACACACTAATTTCAATTATTGAAGGCGGTGTAGGTGTTGCACCAACTCCAACATTTGGTTCAGGTGTATGGAATGTACAAATTGATAACGGCGGTAACGGCGCTGTTGACCAAGGCCAAGTTGGCAATAACGATATTATACCTGCTAAAGTACTAGTGGGCATTGACTCTGCGGCATATGGTAGTATTGTAAAATATACTTCAGGTACTAGTGCAAGTGCAGATACTATACAAGTTCGATTAACTAAGCCTGGATTCTTTGCAATCGGTGAGCAAATTGAGTTTGGTGAGACTGTAAGAGATATTCACATTGTTATTCAGGTTGAAGCAGGTATCTACTATGAAGACTATCCCATCCGTGTGGCAGCAAACGTTTCTGTTCGCGGTGATGAATTCCGTAGAACAATTATTCGTCCAAGAGACCGTGTATCGCAATCTCCATGGAGAAAAGTATTCTTCTATCGTGACTCAATTATTGATGCCTTAGAAATTGGTCCTATCGGGTATGATGAAGATTATGCAACTAACTCAACAGTTACACTAGGTGGAACAACTAACAAAATTATTATTACACTCAGTGATGGTCAAGTACCAGCATCGTGGGTTGGTAAAATTTTGATGGACGATCGAACTGCTGTTGAAGCAACTGCGACTACTGTTATAACAAATAGAATTACAACAGCTACAACACATAATTTTGATATAGGTAATCCTGTTATATTTAGAGGAACATCATTTGGTGGGTTTGATGAAGGCGTAATTTATTATGTATTAGCAACTCCTACACCAACATCATTTACAATTAGTGCTAAACAAAATTCGTTAATACCAGTAACACTATCTACAGACACCGGCAGCATCCAAGTGATGCGAGCCGATCGACGTGGTAAAGCAATTGTTGACAGCGTGTCCGGCAACTTTATGAATTGTTCGGTTATCTACCCATTTGAGGCCGCAATAACATTGTCCGTGGGCGATTGGCATTTGTATGATCCGTTGAACTATGGTCGTCATTATTTGACTAATCCGTTAGATGTAACTAGTGAAGCTAAGAACAATAAAGCAATTGACGTATTCTTAACTAACGATGCTGTACGTATTAGTAATTTAACCATGCAGGGGCATGGTGGATTCTCTATGGTACTTGACCCAGAAGGTCAAATTAAAACTAAGTCACCATACGGGCAAGTTTGTTCAAGCTTCTCACAGTCAATCAACCGTAAGCGTTTTGCTGGTGGACAATTTGTTGACGGGTTTGCCGGTCGACTACGTGGTACGATTGTTGCTGTTGAATATGACGGCATTGAAAATTTTGATTTAACTAACCTAAATAATGGTACTGGATATACTCCGTTACTTGGTGCAAGTACCTATACTAATGTACCAATGTATGGATTGTCAGTTACGGCAACTAACACGTATGCAACAACTAATTTGATTAAATTAAGTGTTGCAAATACCGACCTAGTAGTCGGAAGCGGAATTACATTTACCGGGTCCGGTAATCTTGTAACAACCGGCGGTATTGAATCTGGAAAATTATATTTCATTGCTTCAATTAATAATCCAACTAATGACAGTATTACTATTAGCAAAACACAAGGTGGTGCTAATCTTGTATTAGCAACTGCAACTGGATCGCTTCCTGGTATTACTGGCGGACAAGGTGCCACTGCAGATATTACAGTTATCAACGGTGTTGTTACTAACGTTATTTCTAATACATCAGGAGAATACTACAAGGTTGGTGAATTTTTAAGCACATTATCTAGCAACCTTAGTGCTGTATTTACAGCAGACATTACTGATACTTCTGTCAGTATTACAAATGTAAGTAGCTTTACTAACTTACATGTTGGAGATCAAATAACAGGAACTGGTATTCCTGGCGGAACTACTATTACATTTATCAACCAGGCTTCAGCAACTATTACATTAAGTAATCAGGCAACTGCGACCAACATTGGTGTTACTGTAACATGCGGTGGAACCGGCTCTGGATTTAAAGTGCCCGTAAGAAACGTTAACGGTAAAGGACAAGTTATTACTGTCCAAGGTGCAGTAAATAGCGGTCTTGATATTCGACCACCACAACCTCCATGCGCATTCTTTGTTCAGGGTGTTCGTTACCAAATTAACGATGTTACCTACTTTAATGCTAGTACCGCAATAGTTAAATTAAAACTTGATACCGCAACACCATACAATGCCGCAGGCTTGTATGACAATGCAACTTGTTCACGTGACGTCGGATTAATATTAGATGCAGTTACATATGACTTAGCAATTGGTTCTAACTACCAAACTGTTAAGGCTGGTACTTCTTATCAACGTGCTACTTCTGCGGTAGTTATTACTTCACAAAAAACTCAAACAGTTGCAGGTCTTAACTATGCGAAAGATAGCGTATTAGCCACTATACCGGGCAGTATATATTCTGCTTCTAGAAGTGCTATTGCTAACAATATGGCAATTATTAATACTATTATTGAGCAAGGATTAACAGCGGCTCCTACAATTACATATCCAACGTCTGTAAATACAACCGCAGAAGCTGTTAAAGTTAAAAATAATATTATAGCCAATAGAAGTTTTATTCAAGCTGAAATTGTTGCTTATATTGCGGCCACTTATAACTTAAAAGGTTATCCAGATTATAACTCAGTAAAATCTGCACGTGACTTTGGTTTCATTGTTGATGCAATGGTATATGACATTATGTACGGTGGCAATTCGATGTCATATGATATTGCAGAATCGTTCTACTCAAAATTAACAGGCATTAGTTACATTTCAACAGTTAAAGATCTTTATATATCGGGCATATCTCGATTAGTAACGATCATGCAACAAATTGTTATTAACGATCCAGTAACTAAATCAAATGGTAACGTATCGTTGCAGAACGTTAGTTTACCTGTGATTACAAACTCAGATGTTGAATATACTAAGATTGCAACCTTACTTGAATTTGTAACAGATTACATCGCTGACGGCGACGATGATGGTTCAATTACTGTAAGAACAAATCCATCTATTATTGGATTAGATTCAACCCTATTAGCCGCAAGAATTGCAATACTAAATGCAAAGACTACTATTCAGTCTGGAACAATTGGTTACTTAAATGACGGTGGTGGGTTAATAATTAACATTGAAATGGGCGGTAACAAGTCAATGTTGGCCAACGACTTTGCCATGATTAACGACTTAGGTTATGCGATTGTTTGTTATAACGGTGGTGTATCAGAACAAGTTTCAACATTTACATACTACTGTCATACCCACTACTGGGCGGCAAACGGTGGACAAATTCGTTCTGTCGCTGGATCAAACGCACACGGTACCTATGGACTACGTGCTACGGGATTTGATGTAACTGAAAAACCAGATGCTGTTACCTTAGCATATGACATGGCACAAGTTGTTCGAATTTATAAGTCAGGTCAGTTTGCTAGTGAGATGACTCCTACTGTCAATAAGCAAGCATTAGCTGTGTTTGTATACGGATACTCTTACACACCATTTAATACCAGTGAATTAGAAATTGATCATTCGATGGCTGGCGGCACCATTACTCGTTATGAAGTAAGTTCAATTGAACATACAGTTGTTACAATTGACGGACAAAACATTCTTAAGTTAAATTTAAGTTCAGCTGGTAGTAACGGTACATCAAGTACTGGACTTTCTTATGCATTATATGACGGACAACAAGCAACATTACGTTCATTACAAAATATTAAATTTAATGACATCGATAATGTAAACCCAACTCGTCCGTCAACTGCTTTACAATATAACGACAACTTAGCAGACATTTATCGTATCCTTGCTTATAACTTAAACGAATCAACTGGTGAACTATTACCTAATAACGTTGCAGTTTTAGGTAGTGATGCGTCATTTAACTATTATAAGTTTACAACTGACTTAACATACATTGGTAATGTAGATTATGATCAAGCATTAGTTGTAACCGGTGTAAGCGGTGACGGCACTTATGTTACTATTACGTTTGCTAATCAAGGATCAGCACCATACGTAGTTGGAGATTTTATTGCTGTTACAGATGTATTAAACGATGGAGTTAATACTGGACTGTATAATGGGCAATATAGAATTACAGGCTGTACAGCAACTTCTGTAATATTTGCAAGTGCTGTGACTGCAACATATGATTACAACGGGTACGTAAGTACTAAAACACAAGGCTCACAAGTTGGTGATAACAAAATTGCTGTATTAGAAATTAGCCAACAAACGGTTATTAACCAAATTAACAAAGGTACGTATATATTTGGATGGCACGGTCGTACACATCGTGTAACAAGTTATACAGTTCCATTAAAAATTGCACAGGGTAATTTCTTAACATGGACCAGTGGAACTAGAACTCTTACAGTCAACGGTGTAGCAGGCGATATTGAGATTGGTGACATTCTTACTGGAACAGGTTTTCCAACAGATGGAAGTGTAACAGTTGAAAGCATTACTGTACCAGTTGGTGCAAGTACTACTTACACTATTGTTGTTAATACAGCGACTGGTGTTGGATCACCAACTGGCACTATTGTTTTTGGTATTGCTAGAAATGGTTGGTTGAATATTGATACTAATCCAATTACTAACCTAGTTGGTGACGGCACAACAATCCCAGCATTGGCATACGCAAGTAAGAATGTACCTGCTACCGGTCTTAAATTTGTCACATACAATGTGGCATGGACTCCTAACACTTTACCAATTGTTGATAACTGGTACAAGTTAACAGGTCAGTCGGCATTGGCATATAATTACAGCCACCAGGTTTCAAATTCAACTAGTCAAACAGTTATTAATGTTGACGATGTAACTGGATTAACAGCAGGTATGATTGTAACCAGCGTAAGCGGTGGCGCAGTAATACCAGCAGGTACAATTATTCAAAGTGTTGACAGTATTAAAAATTCGTTTATAGTAAGCCCAGCATGTTGGGTACCGGCTGGTGCTCTTGTAAGTTCAACTATTGTTGCAACTGTTTCAAGCATTACAATTACTAATGCTGGCAGCGGATACTCTACACCTCCGGTATTAACATTCGTAGGTGGTGATCCGACAGTACAAGCTCTTGCAACATGTACCGTATCAAACGGAAGTATTGAAAAAGTTACACTAGTAAGTCCAGGTTACGGATATCAAAGTCTTCCAACTATTACCGTAAGTACCGGTAACGCAGTGTTTACTCCGGTACTAACATCTAGTCCAACAGTTACAACAACTGCCACTGCTGGTGTTAGTACAAACCAAATTACAGTAGCATACTCAAGTGATCCTGGAACATTTGTTGAAGAAGATAAAGCTGTTATCTACGGTACAATCAATAATGGAGCATCAGGTGCTGGTACAACATTAACTATCAATACGTTAACATCAGGTATTATTAGAGTTGGTATGACTATCATCGGTGACGATATAGTTGCTGACACTATAGTAACTGCATTTATTGGTGGTACTGGTGGTATTGGTACATATACCGTTAATAACTCACAGTTAATTACTGCCAAGACTATGACTGCTAAGGTTGTTGTTAGCGGATTTACAAGCAAAACAGGGCCGGCAATTGTTGTTGGTAGTATCACAGGAACAACGTTAACCGTGGCCGCAACTTCTGGCACACTGGCTATTGGTCAAAAGATTAGCGGTACTGGTTTAAGTGACAACACTTACATCACTGCTGGTAGCGCATTAAGCTGGACAGTTAGCGTAAGTCAAACTGTTGGTGCTGGTACAACTATTACAGCAGGATACTCAGTAGTATTACCGTTTGCTACTCAAGCAGTTGCACCAACGGCTAGCAAGTGGTATCAAATTACAAACAGCAACAATCCATTATACAACGGACTTTACTATGCTGTTGCAAGTACTGATTCAAGTATTACACTTGCATATGATAACGATCCAGGCACATGGAATCCAGCTATTACAATTAGTAGCTGGGTCAGCAAGTCAGGGTCGGGGCCGTACTTAGTAACTTACGCTATTCCAAGTCAACCTCAAATACCAGTGGCTGGTACTTATTGGACAGTAACTGGTAATGCTACAAGTACATACAATGGCACATTTATAGTATCAAGTGCAATTGCAACGGAAATAGTATTATCATATCCAACTGACCCTGGATCGTACGGCATCAATACTACAACATTAACTCCTGTTGTTAACATTGCAAAACAACTAATGAGTGCTACAAGCTCTAGCTTGGGAATTAGTAAACCGTTTAGTACTGCGGCGGCCGCAACATTACGTTTAGGTTATCCGTCGGGAGCGTCAGCACAGATTACTACACGTATTAGTACTTGTCGTGCAACTGGACATGACTTCTTAGACATCGGTACTGGTAGTTACTCAACTACTAACTATCCAGTTCAAATTTACGGTAACCCAACACAAAGTAAACAACAAGCCAATGAAGTTTATGAAGAAGGTGTTGGACGTGTATTCTATGTAACGTCAGACCAGAACGGTATCTTCCGTGTAGGTCGATTCTTTACAGTTGACCAAGGTACTGGTACAGTTACATTCTCAGCGTCAATTGCGTTGAGTAACCTAGACGGTATTGGATTTAAACGTGGTGTTGTTGTTAGTGAATTCTCAACAGATGCATCAATGACCAACAACGCACCTGAAGTTGTTCCAGTACAATCAGCGGTTCGTGGATATATCGACAAGCGACTAGGTCTTGATCACGGGGGTGGCCCGGTTGCATTGAGTAACTTGATTGGCCCGGGATATATGGCTCTTAATGGTGCATTGACCATGAAGGGTAACATGAACATGGGTACGTTTGCTATTACAAACGTGGCAACTCCATTGGTAACTGACGCTGGTACAAATGCCGCTAACAAACAATATGTTGATATTGCAGTTGCAGAATTTGATCAGTTTGAGGAATTACGTGACGTTAAATGGACAAGCCTAGCAGAAGGAAATATTCCAATTTACGACCAAAGTACAGTTTACCCTGTAATTGGTGGATTGGGTAATGGTACTAACATTACTATTAACTTTACTAACACATTGGGTAATACACCGTACGAAATCGGTTCAATTATTGTGGTCAGTGGAATTTTACCCAACACATATAATGGCACATACATTGTAACCAACAGTACAAGTAACTCAGTAAGTTATGAAAGTGTTGTAACTACACCATATGCAAGTGGTGGAAGTATTGTTGCTAACAAGTGGCGCAACATTAGTTTACCAGATAACTCTGTAACTAGTGATGTATTATTAGCATACAACGGCACAACCGGTGTAATTACATCAGCTATCCAAGCTAACAAGATTGTTAACTCAATGGTTAGCCCAACAGCGGCTATCCTGCAAAGCAAGTTGTCAATGAAGGCGGCAACTACAAGAACTAATAGTTCAAGTCTTGCACAAGCTGATTTAGGACTTGCGGCATTTAAGAATACTGAATTTAATTCAGCTGGTATTACTAACAGTGATACTACTATTGGTGGTTGGATTAGTCTTAAAGATGCAACAGATGCGGCAACTGGTATTGCTTACACTAAACTAGCTTGGCAAAGTCAAGGTACTGTGTTAGGTCGTGCTAAGACAGCAGGCACTGGTGCAGTGGGTGAGATTGCATTTGGCGACATTGTACGTGACGGTGATGGTATTAAGAATGCACCGTTTGGTGGCAGTGGCGCAATGGTCAACGTATACGATGGCGTAAGCACAGCTAACAACGTTTATAGTATTTTAGGTATTACTACTATTGGTACAGCAAGTCAGTTGGTTAAAACTGATCCAAGCGGCAACGTATTAATTAACGCTGGATATATTAATGCAATATCATTAAGATTAAGCACTAACAAAGTGATGGATGTTAACACTGGTACAAACAGTGTTCAGTTCTACACTCCGGGACAATACAACTGGGCAAGTGCTACTGGTACTTCTGTATTGAATACCACTGTTTCTATTAGTGGTCTAGCACTAGACGTTACTGGCACTACACTAAAAACTACAACACTAACGACTGGTGCAGTAGGTACTGCTGGTACTATAACTGGTAACTGGTCAATGAGCGGTACTAGTAACTTAACACTGGGTTCAGGTACTATTGATGCAAGTGGTGGTACATTAAAATCTGCAACACTGACAACTGGTGCAGATACTACTACTGGTACAATCCAAGGTTACTGGTCATTAACTGGTGCAAGTCGACTACAAGCTACATACGCTGACTTGGCAGAATTCTACGAAGGTGATAAAGAATACAAGCCAGGTACCGTTGTTGTGTTTGGTGGCGACAAAGAAGTTACAACCACAAGCAACATGAACGATACACGTCTAGCTGGTGTAGTAACAACTGATCCAGCTTACGTAATGAACAGTGAACAGAAAGGTATTAAAGTATGTATTGCACTAGCAGGTAGGGTGCCGTGTTGGGTAGTTGGTCGGGTTAAGAAAGGTGATATGCTAACAACTGCATCAACATATGGTTGCGCAGTTAAAGCAAACACACCAACACTTGGATCGATTGTTGGTAAGGCTTTAGAAGATAAAGACTTTAGCGAAGCTGGCGTAATCCAAATTGCTGTAGGGAGAGCATAATGTCTAAACAAACTATATTCCTTGGCCAGACAGCAAATGACCGCACAGGTGATCCGTTACGTGTTGCGTTTGATAAAGTTAATCAAAATTTCACTGAAATCTATACATTAGATTCTGCTAAGATTTCTCTAGCATCTCTTAAAACTGTGGCGGCAGCATCGACAGATTTTGCAGACTTCAAAACTAGAATTGCAGCCCTATAACGTTTTAAGGACTATTAAAAATGGCAACGCAAATAAAATTAAGAAGAGATACTGCCGCAAACTGGCTACTGGAAGATCCAGTATTAGGAACAGGCGAGCCGGGATTTGAATTAACCACTGGTAAGTTAAAGATCGGTGACGGCACTAGTCTTTGGTCAGCATTAGATTACATTGTAGCTGAACCGGATGGCAGTATTGATCTTGGCGCAGTTGATAAAAACTTACTACCAGCTACTGATAATACTTACGATTTAGGTAGTCCGGCAAAACGTTGGCGACATCTATTTGCGACAGGTAGTAGCGTGTATATTGGTGATATTAAATTATCTAACTCATCAGGTACACTGGTTGTACAACAAGTTACCAACGCTGGACTAATTAACGAAGCTCCTGTTGCTGGGCCCGGAACAGTTACTACAGATAGAATTAGCAACGGCATACATTCATTTAGCATTAACGCAAGTGGCGTATTACAATTAGATGGTGCGCCGTACTTAGGTGGCGATACTGCATTACCAACAAATACATTAGGTTACTTGTACAACGATGGTACTGGTACACTTACGTGGGCTAGTGGAGCGGGAGGCGCTGGTGGTGGAACTAGTGATAGATTAACCAACGGAGCCTACGAAGTTATACTTGAAGCAACAGGCGCATTAACATTCCCTAACGGTGTTCTTAAGATTGCCGGTAATACAATTAGCAATTATGTTGCCGGTGATGATAGCGGCAGCGGAAGTCAACTTGAAGTGGCTCCGACCAAGACAGTTATCACAAACGGAGTTACTAATAGTCTAGGAGGTAGCCCGTCACTAACAGGTCAATCTCTATTTGAAGTTGGCTCTAACGGAATTCTCAGCTCCTTCCAAGTTATCAATACATTAGGTGAGGGTGAGTCAACACTGACCAGTGAATACCTAACTGAATTAGACAACAATAGCTTTAAGATCGGACAAAGAATTACTAATGATCTAGGTGACGGTAGCGAACCTCTTGTAGCATTTAATGGATGGACCTTTGGCATAGAAGAAGACAACATTACTCTGGCAATGACATTCCCCAACAGTGCCTTACAACGCGACACTGACACAGTGACATGTGCGGGCAACGCCAGTACTGTGGTTTACACAGCGTCAGGTCAAGGTCAACACACTATAAGATTATTGATACAGGTTGAAGGTAATGAAGGTGCACCAGTGGGATGGGACACACAAGCATGTGAAATGATCATAGCCAAAAGTTTTAGAGCCAATGACGTAGCCGCAACAGTGTATGGCATTGTGCATACCAGTGTGGCACCATTGGCAACATTTACCGCAGAGTGGAACGCACTTACCAGCAGAATACAAGTACTGTGCGCCACACCCAGTGCCAACTCAGTTTACGTTAGAACATTCGCAACAGAAATTTACACAGCAGATTAAGGAATAATATAAAATGGCAAATAAACCATTCGCAATACAAGGTGCTGACCTAACACTAGGCGGCGTGAACTTACAAGCAGGTACAACTGGTGTTGTTATTCCTGGCGTTACACAGGCGGTCAACTTCCGTGTGAAAGAAGTTGATGAGATGCCTAACATTGGAGGTCAAGACCTTGGCGATGATGCTGGTGCTATCACAGTGATTGACAACGCTGAATACTTGTATCTTGTTGATGACGGCGACTCTCCAAGTGCTGATTATGTTGCAGCCACTTACAGTGTTGATGAACTAGACGAACTTGGCAACATTAAAGAAATTGATGTTGAAACCGAAGGCGTGTTTTTGGCCGCTGACAAAACTCGTGCGGAAGCCAGCAACATGTGGGCCACTTTAGATCCCACTCCGTTTGTGTCATTTAACACGGCCAACTGGACACAGATTCCTTTCCGTCCTAAAATGCGAGCAGGTGAAGTTGAGAACATTGGTGGTGGCAGTGGTGACACTGGAGACTTTACATTCGACGCAGACACTATCACAAACAATGACGGAATGAAACTGACTACCAATAGAGGCACATTGGCCATGGGTACCAACATGGAAGTGCCAGGTGTAGCACAACACTTCCACATTGCCTTTGACGGTAGTAACAGTAATCCGCCCGCTAGTGACCTGTTCCTGGGTGACGACAACAACTATGTTAAATTACCTGGATATGAACTCAACCCAACTGCTCAATTTGGTGTGGAGATTGGCACAGACAATAGAAACTTTGGACCGCAGAATATTGAAGTTGGTACAGTAGATGAACTTGTGCCACCGGGTGGCGTTTGGCGGTTGTTTATTGATCACGATACCTATCCTAACTTAGGCTCCGCTGTTAGCGTAGGCGACACAGTGACCACAACATGGGGAACACCCATAACTGCCACAATCACAGACGTTGTTGAAGAATCTGGTGATTGGTGGAAAATTCATGTTGCTCAAGATATTACCGCTGGATTCAGTGGTGGTGGCATAGTTTCATTTGGTTCACCGGCCGACAGTTATACTTGGCGTTTTGGCACAGATGGTGTATTAACATTACCAAATGCTATGACCATAGATGCATCAGAAAGTTTTGGTACGGTTAAAATTGGCGGCTCCAATACTCAGATTAGAATTGACGACGGTGGAGCACCTCCGGGGTTATATATTAGAACTGATATGGCTGGTGCAGATCACGGCTGGTTGTTTGGGTCCGATGGTGATTTACACATTCCACCGGGCAAGACCATCCGCGACGCCATGACTGGCGATGACCTTTTAGCAGGTGGTGGCACATCCGCTGATTCCAATATATGGGTACAGACATTTGTATCCGACACTCCTCTAACAGATTTTCCACAAATAGCAACCAGCGTGGAATACGATAGTGACGGTAATGTCATTGGTCTGTTCAGTCACTTTGACGATAATAGTAGTGCTACTTATTTCTCAGTGGGCAAGTACACACCCTCTGGCACACGTATATGGACAGCAAGACTCAGTGATGATTTCCAAACAGACGGCTGGGGGCTGGCAGTAGATTCAGTCGACGGTTGGATTTATGTAGCAGGACAAAGTGACGGAGTTGAAAATGCCACTTATCCCTACGCTCAAGCCACACTGACCAAAATTGATCCTCTTAACGGCAGTTATGATTGGCACAGAGTCTATGACTTTGGTTATGACAGTGCCAGTGCTGTAGTTGATGTGGACTCCACTGGCAATCCCATTATGGTTGGCTATGTGGATGTTAATAATGACACCGACGAATCATATCTGGCTGTTACCAAGATCAGCAAGACCGATGGATCAGTCACATGGTCAAGAAAATTAGACGGACAAGCTGACGAACAAGCCTACGGCATGGCAGTGGGTCCAAACAATGAAGTAGTGGCCGTGGGTTATATGAGTCAACTGGCCTATGGCGCTGATAACGCCACAGTCACAGTAGTCACGGCTCCTGGCAGTAATGTCAACTGGGTCACAGCCCAAACATATACTCTTGCCAGTGTAGATCTTAACATCACATTTAACGCAGGCGTTCCCACAATAACTGTTGACGAGGATTTTACAGGCGGTAGAACTATTGGAGACACTCTAGGTACTATACTAGGTTCCGCACTGGGCGGTGTAGATGGCGTTGACGATATGATAGTCAACGTGGCTACAATATCTGCTGTTGGTGATCAAGACAATCGTATAGTGGTGGTCAAATACAACAGCGCAGGAGCAATACAGTGGCAACGAGCCATACAGTTTGACTCTGGCTTTGACTGTACGGGAGCAGACGCTGACATTGACAGTCAGGGTAATGTTTATATTTGCGGACAATATGAGGTTGATGGCGCCGCTGACTCTGGCATGGCCCTGATTAAATTTAACAGTGCTGGTGTTAAACAGTGGAGTCGTCGTGTAGAGGGCGACTGTATCTCAGTTGCTACCAGCATAGTAGTTGGACCCGATGACAAACTTTATATATCAGGCGTAACTGGTAACAACTTTACAGAGACGTTTGTCTGGGTAGTGGCCAAATACAGTCTTGATGGCTTGGTAGAATGGCAACGATTCATGGAAAACACCACTACTTGGACATTTAGTGGACAGTTGTTCAACAATCTTGCTGGCGGCAGTAACATAGCAGTGAGACAGGACTATGTGGCACTGTCTGGCGGATTTGGCAATCCCAACAACAGCGAGCAGATTTACGCCACGCTGGTACAAGTTCCGGCCACAGGCGATGTGTTCACAGTGGGCAACTGGGACTTCAAAGCCGCTAACCTCAGCGGTGTACTTAACGCATCAGCCAGTGACATCACAGTGATTGATGCTGGTCTAACTGATTCAGACAATGCTGGCACAATAGAAGGTGGCCCAATTGTCGGTGATACAGAAGTCAGCAACTTTCTAATAGGCACACTGTATACAGCACCTGGTAGTAACAGCAGTTTGGTCAACGGTAGCAATCAACTGGTATTAGAAACAACCGGCGCAGTGACATTACCTCAGGGTGGCACAATCACAGAAGGGTATGTTACCAGCAATCCAACTATTCAACTAACACCAGCAAGCCCATCTGTGGCCAGTCAGAAGTTGGTGATCAAGGGTGGCGGCGGTTACAATTATACTGATAATGGTATTGACATAAATTATTATGTCAATACTGCTCAAGTCGGTGATACTCTTACTTTCTCGGTATATTCAGATACGTATGCTGATCAAACACTATACTGGTGGATCTACCCAGAAAATGCTGGCATAGGTGATACGGAATCTGGTACAGTGGTATTAACTGGCACCGGTGGCGAATTTACTATTCTCATCGACAGTGACGCCTATGAGTTTACTGTGCGGGTATCACCTGAAAACAATAATTACGACCCTGCCAATCTGGGTGTTGAATCAGGCTTGATTAACGCTGACGAACCCACTTTTGAAGGTGAGCATCACTTACACTTGACCACAGGCAACTTGACAGAGACCAGCATCTTCCTGGGCACTGACGATCACAATGTGCGTACTACCACCGTAGGTAATATTGAAATAACCACACCGGGTATAGCAACAGTCAGCGCCATAGATTTTGGAGGTGCTGGATACACCAACGCCACTTATACCAATCAAGCAACAACAGGTGGCAGTGGTACAGGATTAACGGTGGACTATCTAGTCAATACCAATCAAGTGGTCACAGTCACCATAAACCAACAAGGCTTGGGTTATAACAATGGCGATGTAATTACCATACCTGGTGGGTCTTCTAACGCAACAGTCTTGCTTGATGTTGCGGCCAACAATGTTTGGGAGTTTGGCGCAACCGGTTCATTAACATTGCCCTCAGGCGGTACAATCACAGAAGGCGGTGGACTTACTGGTGCTATTCGACTTACACCTGCAGGCGGTGCTAATGCTTTCCAAGCATTGGTAATTTACCCAACCGCCAACCCCGATGGTGATCACTTACACTTGACCGCAGGCGGCGGCTCAACTGAACTGTATCTAGGCAATGACATTCACTATGTTAAATTAGTTGACGGTGGTGATGTAGAGGTACGGGCCAGTGGAGTTCTTTCTGCCACAGCGTCTTGGACGTTTGACACCGACGGCAATATAGATGCCCAACAGGCGTTGGGGATAAAGGTTCCTAATGGTGTGCCATCCAGTGTTACTGTGATCAACAACACGACTGTCTACTGGGAAACTAATCCCTTGTCTAACTTGGCCACAATTGGCGGCTCAGGAACTGGACTGACTGTGAACGTCACTGAGACTGGTGGATATGCCAGTGCCATTGCTATTGCTACTGCTGGTACTGGATACACCAGTGGTGATGTTATAACAGTAGTAAGTGGCACATCCACTGCCAATTTCACTATTGCCGTTGCAGGACGAAACACTTGGACATTTGGCACAACTGGTACTACAACACTGCCAGGTGCCCTAGTTAAAAGCACAGTGGCCAAGACTGGCGTGATATTGCCAACAACCAATGGCCCTGTGGAAACATTAAATCACGATTCTGTGCTAACTGGACTGACTAATGGTACATATGGACCGTTTACATTAGATGTAGTGACATTCAGTGTTGTGGTATCTGGCGGAGTTATTAATTCAACCACTAGCCTTAGTTCCGGCGGTGATGGAACAGTTGGCGGTGTGATAGGCACAATTGACAGCGGCGACATTGGCGGTACAGCAGGTACTACTATTACTTGGTCAGTTGCTACAGTGGCACAAGCAACTCCAACAGCCATAGACCTAACTAAATCCGTCAACAAACTAACTGACGGTGTTTACACACTGGCCAACGGCGTTGAAGGGCAGATCATGTACCTAGTGGCGCAAAATGGTGTTGTTCCGACTGCCGTAAGTGTATTAGTTGCCAATAGTCGTAATATAGGCGTTGGCACGTTGTTGCCATTCGGCGTATACGACAATTCTGATGATAGTTATTATGATAATATTGGTGGCATCTGTACTTTAATCTTTACAGACGGTGCTTGGCAACAGACGGGCGGAGCGTGGGGTATAATAACTTAACGATAAATATACTAAAGAGAACATATTATGACTATGCAACAAATTGAAATTGGTGGTTACGCAAACGATGGTACAGGTGATGATCTGCGCACTGCATTTGAAAAAGTCAATGCTAATTTTACACTACTAGGAGCAACTGTTGGTATTACTAACGGTGCAAATCTTGGTAGCGGTACTGGCATTTTTGCACAGCGCCACCCAACTGATCCTGTTTTACAATTTAAAACTATTACAAGCACTGACAGTTCTGTGGAAATTACACAAACTACTAATACTGTAAATTTAAAAAACAAGTCAGTACTGTTAAACGACCCTACGCCAACACTTGGTGCAAACTTAAATCTTAACAGTCGTTACATATACAACGGTGATGTGCAAACTACCATATTTGGTATTGATATGCGTAATACAAATGCGCTGTTGGAATTACTAATTACTTCAAATTCAGTAGTTGTTGACTTTGGTTCATTTTTAAATCCAACTAACAGTAGTTTTAACCTAGACTTCAATGGGCTGTTATTAAATGGTTTTATGGGATCTCCGGCAGTAAATCAATTAGATTTTGGCCCTATTGTTGTTATTTAAAATAGCGATAAATATTGCTACAACTGAGAGCAAATATGGCGCTAAACGTATGGAATAAACCGTCAGGTTACAACTTTGGATTTGCACCTGGGACTAATGAAACTATTACTCCCGGAAACTTTACCATCGGCTATCAATATGTAATCCTAACTGTAGGGACTACTGATTTTAGAAAAATCGGAGCTCCTTATAATACTGCGGGTACAATTTTCACAGCCACTAACAACGGAATCTCTGCAGGGCCCGAAGAAACATCACTCAGCGGCATGACCGTATACACACCAGGAAGCGGAACTGCTTCTAAGGTTGCATTCACAGAACGACACGAACTTGCTGTTGCTCTTCCAGTCCGAAGTGACACTGTAGTAACAACATTACTAATTGGCAATGCTGGCACCGGTTACCCTATCAACGGTGGATCATTTTTTACCACAGGTGGTAGTGGTACAGGGATGACAATACAAGTGTACAGCCCTAGCGGTTATCTTCAAGCAGTAAGTATAAACAATCCCGGTGTAGGTTATAAAGACGGTGATATAATTACAATACTTGCTGGTAGCAATAATGCTACAGTTATTCTTAACATAGAATTTTTAGTTACATACACTATAATTTCAGGTAAGTTACCACCAGGACTAAGACTAGATCAAGCATCTATTATCGGCAGTCCATTTGAAGTTCCTAGATTAACAGATTTTACATTCTGCATCAGAGCCAGTAAAGATGGACAAATTGCTGACCGTACATTCGTTATGACCATTGACGGCGCAGACGAACCAGAATTTGTTACGCCATCAGGATTGCTAAATCTAGGTGATCCAAACGAATTGTTTGTAATTGATAGCACCTATGTTGATTACCAAATCGAAGCACTTGATAGTGACACCTCCGTTGGACAAAAGTTAAGTTATTTTATTGCAAGAGATGATGGATCATTGCCTCCGGGATTGGTATTAACTGACGAAGGCCGTATTGTGGGATTTTTACAGCCTATTCTTTCTATTAAACCAGGTGACGGCGATGGCACATATGACAACAGTTATTATGATGCAGTTGCATTTGACTTTGCATTTATTCCCAGCAACGGTTATGACAGCTATATTTACGACAGTGTGTTCTTTGACTTTGCTTTACAAAGTACTAAGCCTAAAAAATTAAATCGAACTTACGAGTTTACAATAACAGTAACTGACGGTGACAGCTTTAAAAAACGCAAATTTAAAATATTTGTAGTAGGTGACGACTTTTTCCGTGCTGATAATACCACATGGTTAGACGGCAACAGTTTGTTTACTGCTGACGTAACCTATATGAGAGCGCCTGTATGGCTTACTCCAAGTTATTTAGGACTGTATAGAGCAAACAATTATCTCACACTTATACTAGATACGTATGATACAGAAAATATAATTTATGCACTAGAACAAGTTAATGCTGATTGCCAAGCTACAACTAGACGCATTTCCGAGAATGATAACGTTGCAGGCAGTTATTATCTAACTACAACCCTAACAACCCCAGCGCCAACTGTGGGACAGTTTTTAACAATACTAGGATCACAACTGATTAATAGAGTCGATGCTGTGCAGTCATTAGGCAACAATGAATACAGATTAACATTGTACTATGCACTAGATATTAATGTGGCTGACGGACTTTCAATTCTAATCGGAACACTTAGTCAACTTCCCCCAGGCATGGAGTTTGACGAAAATAATGCGGAAGTATTTGGACGCATTCCGTATCAGCCAGCAGTAACAAAGAATTATAGATTTACAGTATCTGCTACACGATTAAGTGATAAGGGAGAACGATCAAGTTCCCCTAAGATATTTACAGTAGATTTACTAGGTGAAATTGACAGTGTTATTACATGGGATAGTCCAGCAAATTTAGGATCTATTAACGCTAATTTTATTTCTGATTTAAGTGTTAAGGCAATTAGTAATATACCGGAAGCAACTTTATTATACACACTAACTGGCGGACGTTTGCCTCCAGGATTATCGTTAGATCTTAATGGTGAAATAGTTGGCAAAGTTAGCCAATACGCAGTAGTTGTAGGTACTACAGTAATTATTCCTGGATTAACTACGTTTGATTTTGCTGATAATATAACTACATTCGACGGTGGTACAACATCAGTTGACGAATCATATACGTTTACTGTTGAAGTAAGAGATCAATATAACTACAGTGCCACTAGCAAAACATTTACTATTAGCATCGATACTCCCAATCAACTAGTATATTCTAACATTAGAGTTCAACCATTCCTAAAGATAGAACAAAGATCTGTGTGGCAATCATTTATTGATAACACTACAGTCTTTACACCATCAAGCATTTATAGACCAAACGATCCTAACTTTGGAATCCAAACAAGTTTGTCTATGCTGGTGTACGCAGGTATTGAAACAAAAGAAGCCGCAACATACATCAGTGCAATAGGCTTAAATCATAAACGCAAGCGTTTTCAGTTCGGTGGTGTAAAGAAAGCAACTGCATTTAAAACAGGAACTAAAATTCCAGTGTACGAAGTATTGTATGTTGAAATGCTTGACCCGTTAGAACCTAATGGACAGCGATTACCGAACAAACTAACAAATTTAAGTTTACAACCTAACGATATTACTGTAGATAAAAGTAATTCTATATGGAGTATTAAATTAGGCGACTTAACTACTGATGCTCCTACATTAGATAGACCGGATCAAATTATTACCGTTGATAGCCAGGGGTATGAAGTTTCAAACCCAAACATTAATGAGTATTTTCCAAGCAGTATTAGCAACTGGCGTGACCGATTAAGAAATTGGACAGATACTGATGCACAAGGAAATATAATTGACTCTTTTTCAGAAGAGCGCAACTATCTCCCACTATGGATGCGTAGCATTCAACCTGGGGAGAAGCAAGAACTTGACTTCCAATTGGCCGTTCCGCTATGCTACTGCAAGCCCGGGGCGGCTGACGATATCTTGTTAAACATAAAAAATTACGTAAAAACAAGCACATTTAGCTTTAATACATTAGATTATACTGCTGATCGCTACATAATAGATTCTGTAGAGGGTCTAACAGCAGATAAATACCTTGTATTTAGAAACGATAGGATAACAATATGAGCAGTCAAATAGACAACAGTAACATCAACGCCGGATATCCGGTCGCTGGCCAAGACAACGATAGCCAAGGTTTTCGTGATAATTTTGCCGCAATTAAAGAAAATTTTACACGAGCAAAAACAGAACTTACTGATTTGCAAAGTAAAGTTGTATTAAAGGCAGCACTCACCGGTGATGTCTTATCTAACGATCTTGGTGGGTCACGTATTTCTAATGGTAATTATCTTAACTTTCACGGAACAGCGTTTTCACAAACGGTAGGCGTGTCTGCTAATATTGATATCTTAAGCGGTAATTTACAGTATTGCACAGTAACTACAGATTCAACACTTACATTTACCAACTGGCCGGACAGTGGAAATTATGCCAGTGTACGTGTTCACTTTAAGAGTAACGGTTCTGCAATCGGAGTTGGTAATGATGTCGACATTGGTGGCAGATATACTGTTGACCAAGTAAACACTACTAACTTTGTTATTATGGGTGCTGACCCAACTGTTAGATTAATCGGTAGTATTACTGGAAACACATTAACTGTATCAAGTGTGACTAGCGGAACTGTAACAGTTGGTACATACCTTAGCGGTAACGGCATTACTGCCGGAACAAAGATCCAATATACTCGAACAGAAAATCCAACACTAACAGGAACAGGCGGCACAGGTACATATACTGTTGATACTACTCAAACTGCTAACTCAACCTCAATGACCGGTATGACTACCGGTGTTGTATTTACAGCAGGTGCAAAAGGAACAGGTAGCGGAACTGTTAAGCCGTGGAAAGAAGTAAACTTAATTACAGAAAATACTGGAATTTTAATTCCAGACTCAGAAATTTCATTACCAATTTTATTAAATCCTAATGGATCAGATCAAGTTGTTGAAGCATGGACATCAACTGGAAATTCAACAACAAAAGTTTACGTAAGTTACATTGGCAATCTTGACGCATCTGGAAGTAGTTTTTCAGCACTGTCTGTTAGCAGATTAACTGTTGGTGACTCAACCGAATCAAATACCATCGATACCGGTGCGGTTACAGTAAACGGCGGTGTGGGTGTTGGTAAGAATTTATATGTTGGTGGTGATGTTATTATTACCGGTCGAGTAGTAGCTGGTACTGCTGGATCAGTATTACCAGAATCAAACACTACTATTGCTGACATTGGATCTATTACAAACGTAGAAGTTGTTACTCCAAGACAAGGTGATACGTTACGATATAATTCAGGCGATGATTTATGGAGCAATCAAACCGATCTAACTACCTACGTAGTAACTATTCCTAACGCAATAGGTGCCCCTGATCCGTTTAACTTTAATGGCATCCCAATCGACCAGGCATACCTACAGTTCCAAGTTGGTAAGAAATATCGATTTGATCTATCAGATACTAGCAACGCTGGATTACCATTGCGTTTTTCAACTACACCTGATAACGATGTACCAGGTGGTTCAATTACCCCATTTACCGGTGAGCCTAACGGTGTATACATTGTTGGTACTGCCGGATTAACTGGCTCATATATTGAAATTGCAGTAAGCGATTCTACTCCGTCACCGTTGTATATGTATGCTCCGGATACTGTTCCTGATCCTAGTTTAACAGGTAAGGCATGGCCAATCAGAGTTGGCAACAGTCCTGTTAAAATTGTTAAAGACTATTCTCCAAGAGGTAGTCAAAATATCATTGCTGACACCACTGACGGTGCTATTGTTATTACATTGCCAGTTGAACCAAGCGTTGGTACAACTATTACAGTTATTGATAGTGGAAATGCTAACACTAACAACATTGAGATTGATCCGGGCAACCCCGCAGTTGAAATTAACGGAAAGACTGGAAGTATTTTTGTTGCTGGTAATTATGCCGGATTTACACTGGTAAATGACGGTACTAATTGGTCAGCATTGACATTAAGTTATAACGGTACTGATGATGTTGTTAATTCAACAGCTATTAGATTAGACACAGCAGTTAGTTATTTTACAACAGAAGCACTAGAATCATCAACATTGGCTGCTGGAAATGAAGGCCAAGTTAAAACATTGATCATGAAAGGGTTTGTTAACGACATGGTTGTTACTGTGGCTAACGCAGGTTGGAAAACAGGCGGTGGCAGTGGAACTATCACATTTGATCGTATTGGTGATGCATGTACATTACAATACATTGATACCAAATGGTATGTAATTGGAAACAACGGCTGTACTTTAGATTCGCAACCTGCTGAAATTGTAGGCGTACCGGGCTCTGCTAGTGCTACTGGAGTTGAGGGCCAAATTGCATACGATAGTACATACTTGTACATTTGTGTTGCTTCTAATTCATGGAAGAAAATTACATTAGAAACATTCTAATTTTTATGCATCCATTAATTAATGACCTAAGCAATATTAAGGATAGCGAGTTAGATACTAAAATAAACGATCTAACTCGCAAATACTTTACCACTTCAAATTTTGAGTTAAGGCAACAAATTATAATGGTGCTCGAGTCTTATAAAGAAGAATTGGGCAATCGAAAACGGATTGCATACGAGAATATGATGAAATCTCGTGATAAAGGACTTGACAAACTTATTAATGTAAGTTAAAATATAGGCTATGCGCCTAGACAAATATTCAAATCCTGTTTTTAATGAGCAAGACTTATTTGATGCTTTATACCAAGGTCATCAATTTAACGTTTATGATACAATGCTTGTTGAACGTAACGACAACGTTAAACAATTAGAAACTCAATTGGGTTTTAAATTTCTTGACCCTTATGAAACCCATTTTGAAATAGCTGATTATGATTCAGCTTGCCAATCAAATTGGCTTATGCCCGATGAGTACAAAACCCTAGATATTGAAGCATGGCTGTTTGAACAATCACCGCCGTGGGATCCGGAACATACTAGGGTTACAGAAGAGCTAAATGCTTACAAAGAACGAAATATGTTAAATCTACTACGTTGGCTTAAATATTTTGTTGATACTTGCTCTAAAGAAGGTGTAGTTTGGGGTATTGGGCGGGGTTCTAGTGTAGCAAGTTATATACTATTTTTAATAGGTGTTCATAATGTGGATAGTATTAAATATAATTTGGACTGGCGAGAATTCCTGAGATAAGTACTAATATAATCGAGGAGATTAAAATGGCAATGAAAGAACAACAAAGACAAGTGCATCGTTCAATGCAAGGTAAAGAAGTTGACATGAATAAACTAGTCATGCAAAACGAAATGACCGTTGCAGTTGGCAACGTAAAAGTTAATGCTCGTGGTGATGAATTGGGCCCAGGTGGTAAAATTATCCGTAAACGAGAAGACGTCCTACGTGAAGTCTCAAACAACAAAGGCGAGTAATGAAAGCCCAAGCAAGTAAATTAAGACCAATCCAAGCACATATCTTAGTTAGAGATATGAATTTTGGCGAACAAAAATCCGCTGGCGGTATTGTACTCAAAAGCGATGACGGCAAAAGTGAAGGTGTTAGACCTCGATGGTGTCGTGTATTTGCTGTTGGGCCAGAACAGAAAGACGTTAAAGCAGGCGAATGGATTCTTGTAGAGCACGGCCGTTGGACTCGTGGACTAGAAGTTGAAGAAGACGACGGCACTAAATTTACCATTTGGCGTGTTGACCCAACTGGCATCCTAATGTCAGCTGACGAAAAACCTGCTGGTATTGAATTTGGTAACTTTACCACAGCATCACACGGTTCGGTACACAATCCAGAAGACTTTGTTCACATGCGGTAATTCACTCAATTGAGTAAAACAGGGCTTGACATAGCCCTGTTCTCTCCTGTATACTACATAAAAGGAGAACCTTATGAGTACATTTGATGAAGCAGTAGAAGATATTAGAAAAGCAAAAAGTGTTTTAGATTCAGAAACAACTACAGTAACTAAGAAAATTTTTACACATACTAGTGTTAGTATGATCAAAAGTGGATTTCGTATTTTAGCAGGTCTAGCATTATGTTTTGGTGATTTTGTTGTCGCTGGAGCATTGTTGATTGTTGCCGAACTACTAGGAATTGCCGAGGAACTAGTATGAAAGAATTATGGGTAGAAAAATATCGCCCTAGCAAAGTTGATGGGTATGTTTTTAGAGATGCTCATCAAAAAAGCCAAGTAGAAAGTTGGATTAAACAAGGTACTATTCCGCATTTATTGTTTAGCGGTAATGCAGGCATTGGCAAAACAACATTGGCTAAGATATTGTTTAATGAATTAGATCTTAATCCGTTAGACGTTTTAGAAATTAATGCGTCACGCACAAACTCAGTTGAAGATGTGCGTGATAAGATTGTAAACTTTGTCCAAATGATTCCGTTTGGTGATTTTAAAGTAGTACTACTAGATGAAGCAGATTATTTGTCTCCCAACGCACAAGCCGCGTTACGTGGGGTTATGGAAGAATATCACACAACCGCTAGATTTATTCTTACTTGCAATTATCCTAATCGTATTATTCCTGCCCTTCATAGTAGATGTCAAGGATTCCATATCGAACGGGTTGATGTCGCTGAGTTTACTGCTCGCGTGGCTACTATTCTTATGGAGGAATCTGTAGAATTTGATCTGGATACATTAGATACCTTTGTTAAAGCAACGTATCCAGACTTACGCAAGTGCATTAACACAGTTCAGATGAACAGTTTGGAAGGGAAATTGCACACTCCCGAAAAAGGTGATACCGGTGAAGCAGATTACAAACTTGAAATGGTCCAGCTATTCAAAGCAGGCAAAATTACAGAAGCACGTAAGCTCGTCTGCTCGCAGGCTCGCCCAGAGGAGATGGAAGAAATTTATAGATGGCTCTATGATAATATTGCCATTTTTGGAGACGAACCGACTCAGAACAAAGCTATTCTCATTATCAAGCAAGGTCTTGTTGATCACACACTGGTCAGCGATGCAGAAATTAACCTTGCGGCAACTTTAATCAGATTGGGAAATTTATAATATGTGGCCTTTTAAAAAGAAAGATGATGCTGAGATATTCTTTACTACAGACGAATGGGCTGTAAGAAAATTTGCGCCAATTGAGCTAGCTAAGAACTTTATGCCAAAAGCGTTTAAGGATATGGAAACATTCCTTGCACGTAAAAAATATATGCTCGACAGCGTTAAAACGGTTAAATCATGTCCGGGTATTCTTGACTATTGCAGTGCTGGGTACGTTATGACTGCATGGTGTGATATGGAGATTAATCCTAGCATTGATGGGCAGTCTGTTTCAGTACGATATAGCCACGCTAAGTATAATCAAGGCAGTCATCCACCAGCAGTTATTCAAAACTTCATGGCCCACAAATTTGGTGTTAGGATGACTGTTAAATTAGATAACCCTTGGTCTATGTGGACCAAACCGGGAGTTAGTTTAATGTATCTTCCAATGTATTATTATGATGATAGTCGTAATTGGGAAGCAATACCCGGATGGATTGATCATGATGTAGGTGCAGTATCAAGTCCAATTAATATCATGTTGAAAGAACCTAAGCCTACATTTATTAAACAAGGTGAACCAATAGTACAAATGGTTCCTATTCGAAGAGAAGTGTTTGTTGCTAGAACTAGTGAAAATAACGAAGTAGCTAAAAAACGTTATTCTGGCCTGTCATACTTACACGATATGTCGTTTAGCGGTTGGGTTAGACACATGCGAACTAAAAAGCGATATATTGTTGATGCTCATGATACTGAGTTACCACACTGATGAAACAAAAATTAAAAGAAGCATACATGAAAACTGCGGAAACATTTGCAGAACTCAGTCATGCACGTAGACTTCATGTTGGTGCTATCGTGGTCAAGGATGATAGAATTATATCCATTGGCTACAATGGCATGCCGGCAGGTTGGGATAACAACTGTGAAGATACAATTCAACACGGTGATGATACCGTTACATTAAAAAGTAAACCAGAGGTGTTACATGCAGAAACTAATGCTATTGCTAAACTTGCGAAAAGTACAGAATCTGGTGATGGGGCTGTATTGTTTGTTACTCATATGCCATGCTTGGACTGTGCAAAACTTATATTTCAAAGTGGTATTCGCAGTGTATTCTATCGTAATAGTTATCGTAATACTGACGGTACTACGTTCCTTGAAAGATCGGGAGTCACAGTAGGACAAGTGTAAGAAAAGGACCCGAAGGTCCTTTTTTTATGACTCTAGTTATCGCCGTAGATTCCTAACACCTCCTTGACAGCGTTATGGCGTTCAATATCTTTATGGTCAAACTGAACAATGTCTATGTGTTTCAGTCCAGTCTTATTTGCAATCAAATCACAGAAATTAATTAAACCATTATCGTTTAATCTATCAGCTTGAGCTAAGTCGCCTGTTACTACCATCTTGCTTCCTTCTCCAAGACGGGTTAACAACATCTTCATCTGATTTACGGTTGTATTCTGGCACTCGTCTGCAATGATATATGCATTCTTAAATGTGCGGCCTCGCATATAAGCGAGCGGGCTTATTTCAATAGTTCCATCCTCCAACATTTTTGCAATGTCTTTTTGTTGATAATATTCGCCCAAGACATCAAAAATAGGTCTTGTCCAAGGAGCCATTTTTTCATTTAGCGTACCTGGTAAAAATCCTAAATCTTCATCTACGGACACGGCGGGTCTAGTTACAATGATCTTGTCAACAACACCTTCTTGAAACAACTTAACTCCGTGCATAACGGCTAGCATGGTTTTGCCCGTGCCAGCTGGCCCGATTGCAAATACAATACTCTTTTCGTCATCTTGTAGTTTTTGTAAGTATGTTTTTTGATTGGCTGATCGTGCCTGCAAAACGACACGTTGCTTCTTCTGCGGAAGATACGGTTGAAAGTCAATGACTTTAACTTCTGATGTAAAACGCTTTTTCACTCGTTGTGTTGCTCGTTGTTTACTCATCTAGTTAGCTCCTACTTATACTGGTTAAGTGGGACTTGTAGCGACCGCCTCGATAACTACAGAGGTCCTACACTATTATTTAACAGATACACAAAAATATAAAGTTATATGTTATCGTTTTAAACCAGCTAAATAAGTATAGAAACAATTCACGGATGACAATATGTACGACATACTAGAAGTAATACAAAATATCGACGATCTATACGAAAATAACACTAGTTTAGCAATCTTAAAAGACTTTGAACGTGTGTTAGATGAGATGGACGTATATGCATACGAAAACTGGGAAAACGGCGAACTAGCGTACGGTCCTCAGGTTGATCGGCATTGGATTACAGCGGGCTTTATGTGGCCAAAGGATCAAATGCCTAACCCAGTTGCGGCCCAACGATTGCAAGATCTAGGCTGTAGAATTAAGTATGAAAAATCACATTTAGTAGAGCCCCGTAAAATCCGTACAGAAGAAGACATTCGCCCGGGAACAAAGAAAGGCAAATTAGATCGCAAACCTATATGGATTGTTGAAATTCAAATGCCAAAGAAGATTGCATTTGACATGTACAAGGGTTACATGGATAAGATGAAAGCAGAAGAAGGGCAAGTATACGAAGCACCAAAATCAGGAACTGGAGTTCCGGGCGGTGTTCCGGCACCAGTAGCACCAGGCGGAATGCCTCCACCAGGCGGCGCACCAGCACCAGGCGGAATGCCTCCAGCAGGTGCGGCACCTGCTCCAGGAGTTTAATTAATGATTAATGAAAGTTTAAGAGCAGGCGACTTACGACACTTTGTTAAACCAGTGTTTGACATCGACTCATTTAAAAGCAAAGTCGGTGATGACGAAGATGTTATTACTATGAGCTTTACTGTTGATCATGAAGACCCTGCTAAAGATTTAGAAAACTTTATCGAAATGGGTTACGACTTTGTACTAGATGCAGATGTTAGCCCAGGTGAGCTAGACGACGGCACTTACAAAGTGTATGTTGAAATAGAACGTGGTCGGCATGCCGCAGAGCAGATTAAAGAAATTATTGAAGGTATTGAAAAACTTACAGGTATTGAAGATTTTAGATTTCGATATTTTAAAAATTTTAAAAGTAAACTTGCAACTGAAGAAAACTTAGCCGCTGAAATACCAATGGACAAAGATGCCTATGCAATTGCTACAGAAAGAAATCGTTTAGATAATTTCCAAGAATTTTTTGTCAATAGCTATGCAGATGAAATTAAACTGTTAGACGAATCAATTAGTTTTAAACGAGTATATGGCGATATTGTAAAGTTTGATATTATTACTAGTGGACCAGCAGGTGAAGTATACTCAGAAGTAAAAGGTCCAATTATGTTAGAAGGTAAGGATATGGCGGAAGTAATGTTTTTATCTAAATATATTGGAAATTACAATATTACTAAAATTGGTAATACATTTGTATTTGAAAGCCGCGGTTGGGCTGTGGCACTTAAAAGGAAATAACAATGAGCGGATTTAAATTTAATTTTACACAGCAACAGTTTAACGAGATAATTGGAAAGAATCCTAATGCAACCGACTGGTTTGAAGCATTATGCCAAATTTTACCAGACTACGATATTGATACAGTACCGCGTGTTGCAGCCTTCTTGGCCCAGACAGCACACGAATCAGGTGGATATCGTGCCATCAAAGAAAACTTAAATTACAAAGCAGAAAGTCTTTGCAAAGTGTGGCCACGCTATTTTCCAGATATGGCCACTGCCAAGTCTTATGAAAAACAACCAGAACGTATTGCCAACAGAGCATACGGAAATCGTATGGGCAACGGTCCAGAAGCGTCGGGCGATGGTTGGAAATTTGCCGGTAAGGGACTTATCCAACTAACTGGTAAAGACAACTATACACGCTATGCTGAAAGTCTTGAAATCAGCCTAGACGAAGCCAGTGAACATTTGACAACATTTGAAGGTTGTGTACAATCAGCCGCTTGGTTTTGGGAAGCAAACAACTTAAATCAATACGCAGACAGCGGCGACATTTTAACAATGACTAAACGTATCAACGGTGGTACAATTGGTTTAGAAGATCGAATCAAACATTATGATCATGCATTGCATGTACTAGGTCATTAATATGTTTAGTTGGGTTCTAAGCCTCCTACCTGAAAGTATTTTTATTTTAATATACTACATTATGCTGTCGGCAGGCATTGTGTTGTACATTGCCAGCAAACTAGTAACCTGGATTCCTATGATGGGACAATACAAGTTACCAGCAGAGGTTGTCGGCGTTGTATTATTAGTAGTTGGTGCATTCTTCTATGGCGGACATGGTGTTCAAAAAGCCTGGCTAGACCGTGTGGCTGAATTAGAAGCTAAGGTTAAAGCTGCCGAATCTAAATCGCAAGTAGTCAATACTGTGATACAAACTAAAATCGTAGAACGTGTTAAGATTGTAGAGAAACAAGTTGAGGTTGTTAAAAAAGAAATAGAAATTCAACGAGAAGTTATTAATGCCGAGTGTAAAATTAATGATGTTGCTGTAGAACTTTACAATAAAGCAATTAGCGATCCAACAGAGATTAAGAAATGAAAAAATTACTTTTGATTATTTTCATTTCCGCACTAACTGCATGTAGCACAACTGCTCCAGTAGTGATGAAATTCCCAGATATACCGCAGGCACTTAAAGAACCTGCTGGAAAATTAGCGCCGTTAGATACTAGTAAAAAAATAGAATTAAGCGATATTATAGAAAATGCTAACGAAAATGCCGGTAAGTATTATGAGTTGCGTGAGCGATATAATGCATGGATAGAATGGTATACTGAACAGAAGAAGATATTCGAATCAGTTAAATAATACAGCAGACAAATAGGAGCGAAAACTATGTCAGAAGAAGAAAAAAGCGTGAGTGAACAAAAAAAAGAAGACTGGATGAATTCAAAATGGCGTCCCATGATGGGCTGGATGTACATGCTGGTCTGTATGTTCGACATGATCGTATTCCCAATACTATGGAGTCTGTTACAGTCGTTAAATCACGGTTCTGTTACAAGTCAATGGAATCCGTTGACCTTACAAGGTGCTGGCTTATTCCATATTGCAATGGGTGCAGTACTTGGTATTGCGGCATTTGGTCGTACACAAGAAAAATTAAGCGGAGCAAACAACGGCGGAATGCAACCAGTGGCACAGAGCGTTACAACAACATTTAGTTCGCCAGCGGCACCTGCTCCTAGCTTCAGTAGCCCACCTCCAGTACCAGCAAGTACAAGTTTTGCACCAGCACCAACTTGGGGTACAACACCAGTAGCAACAACAGCAAGTGGCAAAAAGATTGTTCCGCAAGACGATCAGCCAATAATTTAAAAGGAGCGGGACATGTTAGATACATTATTTTGGGTAGCATTAGGAGCATTTATAGGTTGGAACTTTCCACAACCTTTCTGGGCAAAAATTATCCAGGAAAAAATTCAATCAATGATTAGTAAAAAAGGAGCATAATATGAAATTAATTTTAGCACTAGTAGCAAGTTTAGCATTAGTTGGTACAGCGTATGCTGGCGGCGAAAAGAAAGAAGTATGTACAGACGTTAAGGACAAAGCAGGCAAAGTTGTAACAGACAAAGCCGGAAAGCCAAAACAATCTTGTAAAACAATTAAAGTTCATAAGAAAGTAGAAGGCGAAAAAGTTCCAGAACCTGCTAAGAAAAAGTAATCAAAAACTTGACAGGTCCGTGCTAGTATAGTATAATTACTATATTACTTGAGACCTGTTTTTACGACTATGGACTATTACAAAACATTAGGGATTGGCGAAAACGCTGGCCCAGACGAAATTAAAAAAGCCTACAGAAGCTTGGCTAATAAACACCATCCGGATAAGGGTGGCGATCAAGCCAAATTCAAAGACATCAGCGTGGCATACGATAATCTAAGTGATCCTCAAAAGAAAGCCGAATACGACCAACAACGCATGTATGGCGGTGGCCCACAAGTTCGTTTCACTACCGGGGGATTCGACTTTGGAGATGCATTTGGTGGAGGAAATCCATTTGGTCAAGGACATCCGTTTGGTGATATCTTTGGACAGGCACGTGGTGTTAGACGAAACCGAGATTTAAATATTCAATGTCAAGTTACCCTACTTGACTCATACTTAGGTAAACAGTTAGAAGCTAATTATAACTTGCCTAGCGGTAGACCACAAACTGTAGTCATTAATGTACCGCCGGGTATTTCACATGGTGAAACTATTCGATATAACGGATTAGGTGATGACAGTGAACCTCGAGCTCCAAGAGGAAACTTAAACGTAACAGTAGTTGTGTTGCCCGATGTAAACTATCGTAGAGAAGGTGACGATTTAATTACTACTATACACGTTACACCAATCGAGGCTATGATTGGATGTAAAAAAACTGCACATCTTATTACAGGTAAAGAGTTAACAATCGATGTTCGTGCAGGAGTAGAGTCAGGTACTGAGTATGCTAGTTTGGGACAGGGGTTTTCAAATCCCCATTCTGGTAACAAAGGTCGATTTGTAATTTTTATAAACATTAGAACGCCATCAATTACTGATCCGGCGCTAATTCAAGAGTTAAAAGATTTAGATGTTCGAATTAATCAAAGACCCTAATCCAATACTAAAGCAACAGGCAGTACGTTGGGATTTCAAACAACATGTCAATGCCGAGGCAGTAGAACGTGAAATGCTAGAAACTATGAACTCCGGTGGAGGAATTGGGTTAGCTGGGAATCAAGTTGGACTATTACACAGAGTGTTTGTTATGAAATTGACAGACGGTCGTGAAATAGGTTGTTTTAATCCGTGGATCATGTTCGGCGATAACGATAAGATATTGGGTGAAGAGGGTTGTTTAAGTTTTCCAAATCTTTGGCTTAAAGTTGAAAGACATAATAAAATTACTGCCGCATATCTTGACAACACGGGCAAAGACTGTATAATAGAACTTGAAGGCCTGGATGCTAGATGTTTCCAACATGAATTGGATCACTTAGACGGAGTAACATTTACAGAATATGTAAGTGATTTAAAATTAAAGATGGCGCAGAAAAAACAAAGGAAACTAAATGGTAGAACCAAGTGATAACCTACAAGCAGTATTTGAAAAAGCAATAGAGACTGCTAAAAAACTACATCATGAATATTTGACGATTGAGCATTTGTTGTTTGCAATGTTGCTCGAAGAGTCATTTAGTAAGTGTGTCCAAGGTTATGGTACTAATGTAGACGATCTTAAAAAGAATCTCGCATCGTACTTAGAGCATAAGTGTGCAGAAATTACCGTACAAGATGTTGTAGTTAAACCTAAGAAAACACAATCAGTTGAACGTATCTTAAATCGTGCATTCACGCAAGTGTTGTTTAACGGACGTCAGCGGATTGAACCTACAGATGTGTTCCTTGCCATGATGGGTGAAAAACGTAGCTGGGCAAATTTTTATATAGCCCAAGCTGACATTGATAAAGACAAATTTGCAGACTACCTAAGCAATACATTAGAAGAAGACGAAGTGGAAGAACAAGATACTGGTAGTAACAAAGCATTAAACGCATTTACAACAAACTTAAATGACGCAGTAAAGAAAAGCAAGATTGATCCAGTTATTGGTCGTATAGACGAGTTAGAAAATATTGCTCTTGCAATGGGACGTAGAAGTAAAAACAACGTGATTCTAGTTGGAGATCCGGGTGTAGGTAAGACTGCTATAGCAGAAGGACTTGCTTATAATATCGTTAAGGGTGCTGTACCGGACTTTCTAAAAGACTATACAGTTTTTAACTTGGACATTAGTGCTATGTTAGCCGGAAGTAAGTATCGCGGAGACTTTGAAGAACGTTTTAAAATGGTCTTAAAAGGTCTTGCCAAGAAAGGCAAAACTATTCTGTTCATTGACGAAGCACACATGATTAGCGGTGCCGGTAGCGCAAGTAATAGTGCAAATGACTTGGCTAACATGATGAAGCCTGCATTGAGCAAAGGTAATATTAAAGTTGTAGCGTCAACTACATGGGAAGAATATCGCAAGCATTTTGAAAAGGATCGTGCGCTTATGCGCAGGTTCCAACGTATCACAGTTGACGAGCCAACACAAGAAGTAACATTACAAATTCTTAAAGGTATTAAAAAATACTACGAAGAATTCCACAAAGTTAAAATTAAAGATGATGCACTACAAGCGGCTATAAAGTTGAGTGTTAAGTATCAAGCAGATAAGAAGTTGCCAGATAAAGCTATTGACCTAATCGATTTAGCTTGTTCAAGATTTAATTTAAAACTTGCAGATGATCGAGTTATTACAGAACACGAAATCCAATACGAATTAAGTCGTGTGGTCCAGATGCCCGAAGAAGTTATTGCAGAAACAGAAAGCTATAATCTAAGCACACTACAAGAAAAAATTGCGTCCGATGTTTACGGACAAGAAGTTGCAATTACTGAGATTGTAGATAAGATCATGGTATCGCAAGCCGGACTAAAATCTGAAAACAAGCCAATTGGTAGTTTTGTGTTTATGGGTCCAACTGGTACAGGTAAGACTGAAACTGCTAAATCGCTTGCTAAACATCTTGGAGTTAAGCTACTACGATTTGATATGTCAGAGTATCAAGAGAAACACAGCATCTCTAAGCTAATTGGTAGTCCTCCGGGATATGTTGGCTTTGAAGAAAATGCTGGGTTGTTGATTACACAGATCCAAGAAAATCCAAATGCAGTTTTGTTGTTAGACGAAATTGAAAAAGCACATCCAGACGTTGCAACCGTATTGTTACAAGTTATGGATAACGGATTCATTACTGGTTCAAACGGAAAGCAAGCAGACTGTAGACAAATTGTTCTTATCCTTACCACTAATGCTGGCGCACAAGCCGCTGAAAAGAATCAAATTGGCTTTGGCGCACAAGAAAAAGATTATTCAGATGCAGACTTGAAGAAATTTTTAACACCTGAGTTCCGTAATCGCTTAGATGGTATCATGACATTTACCAAGTTGACTAGAGAAACAATGACTAAAATTGTTGTTAAATTTATCGACGAATTGCGTGAACAAGTTAAAGACAAGGGTATTCGTATTAAGATCAATAAAGAAGCCACTGAATGGTTAATTGACAAAGGCTTTGATCCTAAGATGGGTGCTCGACCGTTACAACGTGTGATTGACAAGGAAATTAAACGTAGCCTTGCTAAGATGATGTTGTTTGGTGATTTGAAAAGCGGTGGATGGTTAACTATCAGTGTTGATAATGATCAATTACAGTTGATTGCTAAATCAAAAATATCTAATAAAGTACCATTACTTTCAGTTAATGCTATCACAGAAGATGTTGTACAAGATAACTAAGAAATTATTCCATGGCATATATCAGTACAAAATTGTGTTGATATGTGCCGGTTCTGGTTGGTTTAGATCAGGCAACTGGGACGACACGTTAACTCAACTTAAAAAGATTGACATTACTACAGGTGAAATGAAGGGGAATCCTTACTATAGATCTTACGGATCTGGAATTAAAACGCAAGAAGAGTTAGACTATGCATTTAAATTACAACATCTATTATCAAAATTAACAGACATTGAACTTAGGGTAGAATCTCCCTGGGTTAGCATTTACACTAACACTAAATCAAATATAACTGCATTAACTAAACTTAGTCCATATAATGTAAAATATGTGTCGTTGCCACCAGTGTCAACAGCACTACAAGAAAATACGATCATAATGCCTAAGATAAACTTTGATTATAAAGTTACTATAGGTAAAACAATACAAGAACATAGTGCATTTATACAGTGGGCAGAAGGTAATGCAAAGTTAAAGTTAACTAAGAGCGTTAAGAAAGAATTAAGCAAACATAGGAGTTGGGGTGGTGCATATTTCTACTTAACAGGTGATAATAATCTCTTAATGGCTAAAATGCACTTGGGCGGCTCTATAAACAAAGTAGAACGCATAATCAAAGCGTAATCTTAAAATCCCGTTTACGATAAATACACTATCCGCACAGCTTAGGTGCGACTATACAGAACGGGCTAAAAAATGCGCATTAACGAACTATTAGAAGCTAAAAAGTTTGATGATTCAGACTTTGTTAAAGATAAAGAAGGCAGTCGCGAGATTGACTACGATTTAACGGAGGATTTGGTATTCTTCATGAATAATGACGATGATACGTATCGACGTCACGTTTACCCAAGTATCAGTAAATGCATATCCAGCGTTAAGCAAAATAGAGATATTGCTCCTAGCATTTTCCAAGATGCTGTGCGAGAAGGCTACAAAAACTACATTGAGCGATTTCCAATCCGAGAGCTTCCAGAATCCATAGACGATAAACAACTAAGAGAAGTTTGTAAAAAGATGGTTGAAGAATTTAAAAGCCATCACGATGATGGAAAGTACAAGGATTAATTGTGTTACTAAGAGAATTGTTCCTTCGTGAAGCGACTGCTCCTGTTGATGACAGCATGGAAAAATATGGACGTCCGTTTAATCACCCAGAACATTTGGTATTCTTTAAAGGCAGTAACGGCACAATAGAAGCATTAAATCATTTTAAAGAAATTGCCACTGAAGAAGAAGGTGCTACTACGGTTAGAGGCAAGTGGGACGGTAACCCTCAGATATATTGGGGTAGAGAAGTTGCTAATGGTCCGTTAATACTAGCAGGACATAATCAATGGTCGCGTGGAGTTAAAGGCGACAGTAAAGAAGCAGTATACGATTTCATTGCTAACCAGAGCGGTAAGGCAAAAACTCCCGAAGATCAAAAACAAAGGCAAGGCTTTGCTAACAACTTTGCTGGCCTATATCCGTTGTTCGATGCGGCAACTCCTAAAGACTTTGTTGGTTTTGTATATGCAGATAGTTTGTTTGGTGTTGATCCAGCTTTGAACAAAGAGCTAATTAAAATGGAAGGATATTCTAAGGGAGTCTGGACATTTGCTCCTAATCCAAAAAGCAATACAAGATACTATGTTGATAAAGCTGGCGAGTTAGGAACTCGTATTAATAGTGCTAAGGTCATGGTTGTGGGACATGCTATGTTTGATACATTTGGCGCTCCTGACAGAACACAAACACCACTAGACGACTTCGATATGTTTAATCAAACCGCAGGGCTTGTTGTTCAAGGCCCAGTTTACACAAAGGGCGGTAGCGGACAAGACACAACACAAGTTGATAATTTGATAGACGAAGTTATTAACGAAGTCGATGGTGTTGGTGCCAACCTCGATGCATTTATTGCCAGCTTGCCTGATCCAGATAAGAATGGTGTGTTTTATCCTTTCTTTAATGCTATGAGTAATTTACATGCTAACAATGAGCAAAGCTTCAATAGCATTACCGGCGATACGTTTATAAACTGGATGTCTAAGAAGGGCATTAGTACTAAAAAACAAGAACATATCATTGCAATGATTAAAGCACATCCCGGTGCATTTGACTCAATGTTGAAGCTAATCAAAGACATACGTAACATGAAAGACCAAGTATATGCCGCATACCAAAGTCAGGGGCGACCTGAGATATGGGAAACTAACGGAGAAGGTTACGTTCGCTATGCTCAACCAAACCATAAATATGGTAATATAAAGATTGTTCCAACTACTTGGGCACCAGGGAAGAAACCAGCATGAGATTAAGAGAACTATTCGAAAACGTTTACGAAGCACCTGAAGAAGCAAGCACCGAATTTGACGGTGGTTTAAAAACTATTGGTATCAGTTACGGTCGCTTTAATCCTCCACATAAAGGCCATAAAGCAGTATGGAAGGCGGCCAGTGCTAATCCTATTTGGTTTATTGGAACTAATCAATCTACAGAAAATGCAGATAATCCATTACCTTATGATGTTAAATTACAATGCATGGCCGCAGTTTTTCCGGCAGTTGCTGGACACGTGGTTCCTGAACAAAGTTTATTAACATTGGCAAGTAGCGTATACGAACAGTACGGTGAAAATGTTCAGTTGAGAGTTTATACTGATGAAGACTGGTTAGTTAAAACATTAACGCAGTATAACGGCATCATGGAGCAGAAACATGGTGGATATAAATTCCAACAGATTGACCACATTAAAACACAACGACTAGCAAGTTCTACTGAGCTACGCAACGCAGTACGTGCCGGGGATCCTAAAAAGTTCTATAAAGAAATGGGTATTGATGCAAATACACAAATTGAATTTAACGAACGTAACTTACCTGCATTTGAATTAGTTGCACACTTCCTTAAAAAATATCCAGAAAAAGTTAAGAAAGCAGAAGTTGCTGAAACTAAACAGGCCGGTAAAGGTGGAATGAAAAAGATTGATCCTACCCACAAAGCGGCTATGAGAAATGCTAGTACGCTTCCTGGTTTAAATATGAGTACCGGCAGTGGCGGTGCATATATGAATTATCGCATGGGTATCGCACTAGCAGGTGCTCCAACATTCCCTACTAAGATGGAAGCTGACAACTGGATTGGCGGAGATCCGTTGATTAGTTCGTATACTGAAGAAGAATTTGAAATGGTCAAAGCGGCCGCACTACAAGTTGGTGCTGGAACTATTGAAAACTGGTCCGGTAAGCGTAGTGAAGAGGTTGCTGATGTAAATAAAACTAGCGCAGTGGCAAAAGTTAAAAAGAACAAATACGGAATTTAAAATGGACGAAAAATATCACTTGGCATTAAAAACAGCATTTGCTAGCTCATATAGTTTTGTGCTCAAAGCACAAAACTTTCACTGGAATGTTGAAGGACCTTTATTTGTACAGTTACACGAACTGTTTGGAAATATTTACGAAGAAGTCTACGGCAGTATTGATACATTTGCTGAAGAACTTCGTGCATTACAAATATACACACCCGCTAGTCTTCAAAAATTTAGTATGCTATCTCTAGTGCAAGACGAAAACGAAATAACAGATTTTCAATCTATGTTACGCGAACTACTAGCTGATAGCGAAAAGATGGCACAATTATACAAAGTAGTGTTTGACATGGCCGAAGCAAACGGAGATCATGGATTAGCAGATTTCCTTGCTGGACGCCAAGACTCACATAAAAAGCATAGTTGGATGTTAAGAAGCTGTTTAAAATGAAACAATACAAGATCACAACACAAGATTTAAATCAAACGTCAGATGACGATTGTTATCTTGCGCCTAATGATCCCATACACGAACTTAAAGCACTAGCAGGACTAGGCGGATTAGGTGGCGAAGCTCGATTACATGAGTATCGTGCTAATCAAGGCAGTAATATATCAGTAACAGGAATGCAAAATCAGGAACTTGAAAGAAAACACAGTATTAGACCCGGCACTCCTGAATGGTTTCAACTTTGGTTTAGTTTGCCTTATTTGACAGGCGAAAAGAAGGTAGGAAAATAATATGAAAATTATGGAAATTTTATCAGAAATACGTGGCCGTAGAGATGCTTACCAACGTGATTACGACAGTAGCGTAAGCGGATTTGGTCGCAAAGACAGTCTAGCATATCAACAAGATGGCGGAGCAAATGACGAAGGGTGGGATAGAGAAGAACAAGATTCTGATGATTCCCCGCATGATGTACACATTGACGGTCGCAAGTGGAAGTCTTTTGATTCCCACAGTCATGCTAGTAATGTAGCTCGTAAACTACAAGCTAAGGGTAAAAATGCCACTGTAAAACGCTCTTTAGAAGAAAATGCTACAGCAGGTGCAACAAGTACAGCTAATATTGGAACAGTAGTTAATCCGCATCATAGCCCGGGTAAAGCACGTGGTAAAAAGAGTTATTTAGGCAGTCCAGGGTCTGGATCTGGCACTAAGGCGCCGCCACAACCTCAAGTAGTACAGCCTAAAAACAAGAACGGGACTGCTAAAAACGGTATAGATATTAAGGGTGCTAGCATCTTTGGCGGGCCAGCAAACGAGTCAACAGTAATCAAAAGACGCTAAATACATAAAGACAACGGAGTTTCAAAACATGAACGATATGCAATCACAACAATCAAATCAACCATTAGATAACGGCGAAACCGATCGCGAAGGCGCAATGGCTCGTGCAGATCTATACAAATTAGCTAACTACTCATTAAAGTTATTTAAGAAGGTCCAAGATGAGGATCAATTAGAAGCATGGGTACAGGCTAAGATTACCAAAGCCGCTGACTATATTGCCAGCGTGTATCACTATCTTGAATACGAAATGAAATTTAGTGAATACGGTGATCATTTAGCTAACGCTGAAGTATACTCCGAAGGTGTAAGTCCAGAACTTAAAAATAAGTTAATGGAAGCCAAGTCTAAAATTGCACAACTTAAGAAACTCCAAGCTGAGAAAATGCATGAAGCTACTGTTATTGGTGCTGGCAAAGAAGAACCTTGCCCACATTGTGGAGGCGCTGGTCATGTTGTTAATCCAGGCCGTGAAGTTCCAGGACACGTTCAGTCTAAAGTTGAAAAATATAAGCGTTTAACCAAAGCTACTCATGCGGCTCACAAGCGTATGGATGCTAATGGTGACGGCGTTGTTAGCAAAGAAGAAGAAGAAAACTTTGCCAAAGCTGAAAAGAAAGCTCCAGCTCCAAAGAAGAAAGAAGCAAAGACTGATGAAACATATGGCCAAGGCGTATATGAATCAGAATTAAAGAAAACTGGCGATACAAAGAAAACACGTACAGGTGTATTGACCAAGACTGACACTGGTGTTGTTCATAAGAATACCAGCTATGCAGATGACGGTGATGCTGAAGAAAAATCAGGCAAGGGTATTAAGACACATGCTAAATCACAGTCAGCCGCTGAAAAGAAAGAAAAAGCGCCTGCACAAAAGATGTCACCAAAGAGTGCTGGTACATGGGGCATGTCAAACAGCGAAAAGTTTGACAACCGTAAAGTTTCCGAAGCCAAAGGTAAAAAGCCAGACTTCCTAGACATGGACAAAGACGGCGATAAGAAAGAGCCAATGAAGAAAGCAGTTGCTGATAAAAAAGCAGGTCCAACGAAAGGCGTAAATCCATTTGCTAAGAAAGTTGACGAAGCTCTTAAAGGCAAGCAAAAGAATTTAGATGTTGATGATGATGGCGATATCGAAGCCGACGACCTAGCTGACTTACGTGCTGGTAAAAAAGAAAAGAAAGTTAGCGAAGCCGCTAAAGAAAAATGCAATCACACAGCTAAAGGTAAAAGTTGTCCAGTACACGGTCTAAAAGAATGTGGTAGCATGTATGAAGCCCAGAAGACAATGAGTCGTGCGGCCAAGGGTCATGAAAAATATGGCAAAGAAGGCATGGCTGCGTTGGCCAAAGCTGGTAAAGAAGGCAAAAGCCTAGAGCCAGTTAGAGCCAAATACAACAAGTATGACGAAACAACTGAACCTAAAGACCTTCCAAAGAAAGGTGAAAAGATCGGCAAAGAAGGCAACAAGTTTGGTAAAACAGTAAGTGATGCAAAGAAAGCCGGCGATACAACTATGACTATCAACGGCAAGACAATGCCAGTCAAAGAAGCAACTAAGTTAGCCACATGGAAGAACAAGGCCAACTCAATGAGCGAGTTATTAGATTCAATGATTGAGTCAGCTGGCACAAGCGAAGAGCAAAAAATGAAAGGTCGCATGCCTGATGAAGATGCAGAACTTCTACAAGCCGCAAGTTGGGCGGCTGAGCAAGATAAAGAAGGATTTGAAGCGGCAGCGGCACAAGGTCCAGAAGCACTAACGCAATTTATCTCAGGTATGATTCAACAAGCTAGTGAGCAAGGCGGGATGGAAGCACCTGCGGCAGCTCCAGAACCAATGAAAGGCGGATACGGATCAGGTATGAACAATCCATCTGTGGCTCCAGTTGAAGATGCTAATGTTCAATACAACGAATCAATTAGCCGCATGAAACAATTAATGACCCGTTTAAACGGATAATATAATGGACATGAAGCGCATTTTACAGGCGTTAGATACTGCTTCTACAAAGCCTGTAGAAGGTGCTAACGACATGAAGAAATTTTTGTCAGTTGTAACTGAAAGTGCTAATCCGCATAAAGTTGCACTGCCTGTACAAATGGCAATGCAACATTATCAAGTTCCTAAAGCAGAACCTGTAATACCTACTGTAACTAAATCACTGTTACTTAAAAAATACTTTGAAGAATCAGAAGAAGTTGAAGCACAAGCTCTAGCTGAAAAGCGTGAGCGTCTTCGCATGTACAGTCAAACAATTGCCGAACGTGTATTGATGAAAGAAAGTCGTACTGACGAAACTCCAATTGAGATGACAGGCGATGCTAATGATCCTGTAGTGTACGGTCATGAAAAAGCTAACCCTATGAGCCTTAAAGGGCGTATCCAACAAACAAGAAATCAACTCAAAGAATTGGCTAATATGGCTGAGAGTGATGAGCTAGTTGTTTGGGAAAAAATTACGCAATTGGCCAAAGGTGGCATGTTTATGGGATTAGAACAGAACTTAGAACAAATTCGTCATGGCATAGAACAACTGGCGGCCAAGCGTAAGCAAGGTGGAGTTGCTAGTCGTGGCATTGATAAGAACATTGGTGAGGACAACGATCCTTGTTGGAAAGATTATAAACAAGTTGGTATGAAGAAGAAAGGCGGAAAGTCTGTGCCTAACTGTGTACCTAAAAAATAATAGGAAGAGAGACATGGATTTAAGATCATTAATTAATAAACTAGACACTATTGAGCAACGTACTTTATTACAGGAAAGTGAACAACTGGTTGATGAAGCGGCCCGTCTCCGTTATAAAGATGTTGAAGCAGTTGCAAAACAACATCCAACCGATGAAGTTGCTCGCGGAAAAGCACTTGCCGATCTAGCTAAAGCCAATGGTCTTCCTGGATTATTTGATCCTGTGAGTCGTGAACTAGTTAAACTAGATGGTACCCTTTCTAACTTTTTAGGTGCTGACGAAGCAACTGTTAATCAACTACAACAATGGGGTTTATTACCATTAGGTGCTAAGACATCTAGTTGGTTAGGAATTAGAGGTCGAGATGAAAAGACTGCTATGGGTGCTAATCAATCTGCGCAAGCCCGCGATGATCAAACTGACAAAGCTATGGCATTAATGGATAAAGCGGTACAGGCAGCGGCTGCTCCGGCGGCCAACGAAGGCGCATTATCTACTAGCGGCATTGCTAGTGCATTAATAGAAGAATTTGGTTTTAATGGTATTGAACTATTAGAAACAATTACCCCTGCAGAGCATACAGAACTTAAAAAACTTGTACAAGACTTGTACAAGGCTGCTCCTGCTGATCCCGATGTTGTTCAAGTTACTACTACTTACAACGGCTACCTTAAACAACGAAATCAAATTATCCAACGTATTAATGAACTAATCAAAATTATTAAAGCTAAACCTACTAAAGAAAGTTTAGAAACAAGCGAAAGACGTATGATTGCAGAAGGTCGTATTCAAGTTCTTGAAGATGGCAAGCGTTATCTGCGTGATGGACTTGTATGGACATATGATCCAAAAACTGAATTATATTCACACTTAAATGAAGACGGTACTTTAACAGAATATGATAAAAAACAATTCTATTCAGATGCTGGAGACTTTGGTCGTGGTGTTGCTGACGGTGTAACTTTAGGTTATGCTGATAATATTTCAGCAGGCGTGCAATCATTGTTTACAAACAAAACTTATAAAGATGCATTAAGAGCTGAAATAGCAAAATCTAAAGAAGCCGACGAGCGTAGTCCTTGGTTATACGGCGGTGGCCAGGTAGCTGGATTTATTGCTAATCCATTGAGTAAGATTGGGTTGGGTTTACCGGGTATGCTAGGAAAAATGGGTATTCCATTGGCGGCTGCAAAAATAGCTTCAGACAAGTTTGTTAGAGAACCATGGAATGCTTCAGTAGTGAATGCACCTGACAAAAAAAATACCAAGCAAAGTGGCATGGACAAGAATGCTGTTATAGCAATGCAAAAAGAATTCAAAGCACTTAAAGTAGATCTAGGAACATCTGGACCAAATAAAGACGGCGTTGACGGGGACATTGGCAAGAAGACTCGAGATGCGATGGCCAAGTATCCAGAGATTGCTAAAAAATACAGTGCTGGAACTGTTAAAAAAGTTGATGCGGCGGCTGCACCTGCGGCAGCTGAGCCAGTAGCGACTGCACCTGCGGCAGCTGAGCCAGCAGTGGCGGCTGCGCCTACTCCAGCGGCGGTCGTGGCGGCGGCACCGGAAAAGAAATCAGCAATTGATGCACTGACACCAACTGCTACGGCAGCGGCAGCTCCGGCTGCACCTGCGGCAGCACAAGCACCTGCGGCAGATGAAAAAGTAGCGACTGCACCTGCGGCAGCTGAAAAAGTAGCGACTGCACCTGCGGCGGAAGTAGATCAAGTACCAGCATCTGCAAATGCTTCAAGTTCTATGACTGGTACTAATAATGCAAAATTGAGTATCGACGGCTCAGGAAGTGGTATGCAGGCGGCACCTGCGTTGGCAGATGCTCCAATACAAGTTGATCG